GAGGCTCAATGCGGCTAAGTACGTACTTGACTTGATCAAGGGAAGCAAGGGCGCTAGCGGCGACCCGCTCTTGGACATGGTAAGGATGTTCCAGGAGACACAGGGCAAGAAGGCACGAGAGCAATAACGATAAGGTAATGACGAAGGTAATGACGAAGGTAACCTAAGCCGTGTGGGTTTTGAAGCGAGAGGAGGGTGCGGGTGGACAAGTCAACGTTCTTCCACGAGATCGGATACCGCCCGCACCTTCAGCAGTTGTGGTTTCACACGTCTGAGGCGCGTTTTAGGGTGGCATGTTGCGGACGTCGCTTTGGTAAGAGTACCATGGCGGCGCGTGACTTGGAGCCCGAATTGTTTCTGCCGGATAGAAGATTCTGGATTATCGGCCCTACTTACGATTTGGGCGAGAAAGAGTTTAGAGTTGTCTGGGACGACCTGATGGTCAAGAAGGGCTTGGCTGCAGATAAGCGGATCAAGAAAAGCTACAGTAAAGCTCAGGGGAACATGTTTATTGAGTTCCCGTGGCACACACGCTTGGAAGTCAGGTCTGCAGACCACCCGAGCAACCTTGTTGGAGAAGCACTCGATGGGGCCATTATTTCCGAGGCGGCCAAGCAGAAGGAAGACACCTGGAAGCGCTACATTCGCCCCGCACTAAGCGACAAGCGGGGGTTTGCTACGTTTCCTACTACGCCTGAGGGGTTCAATTGGCTGTACGACCTATGGCAGTTAGGTCAGGACCCTGACGAAAAGCTGTATGAAAGCTGGTGTTTTCCTAGCTGGGCGAACACAGCAATTTACCCCCAAGGGTTCAATGACCCTGAAATCCAAGATATGTATCGGACCACCTCGACTGAATGGTTCGACCAAGAGATCGGCGCAAAGTTTACGAGCTTTGTCGGTAAGATTTACGCCGAGTTCGACGAAACCAGGCATGTGCAGAAGCTTGACTTTAACCCTTTGTGGCCGAACTACCTCGCCATTGACTGGGGATTTACAAACCCTTCGGCTTGGATCGAGTTTCAAGTCACGCCTAATGACGAAGTACGTATCTGGCGAGAGCATTACCAGTCAGGCTGGACTGTAAGTCGGCACTGTGAATATATGAAGACGCGCGAACAGCCGTCCGGTTACCATTTGGATTTGGCCTTTGGTGATAGTGCAGACCCTGCGGCCGCTGCTGATGTGTCTAACTTCCTTGTAGGATGCTGGACTGACCCGATGGCGAAGGATAATTGGCGCCAGGGAACCGATTTAGTCAAGTCGTTCCTGAGAAACCGCGACGGTGACGGAACAGAACCCAGGTTCTTTGTCGACCATAAGTGCAAGCATGTTATCAAGGAGTTCAACAACTACAGGTCGAAGGAAGCCATTAAGGGCAACAACGTACCTGAGTTGGGCCAGAACGCACAGAACCACGCGATGGATGCAATCCGCTACGGGTTGATGCATGTCTTTGTACTAGGTGCGAACGTGCACTTGAGTGATGTGTACAATCAGAACGAGTTGTACGGGATTGCAGAAAGCAACTACCGAGAAGTAGTTGACGCTAATAACATAGGCAGCCCGGACAAATCATCTGGGGTGTCCTTGATGTCTCTTAACGACATGTCTGGATTCGGTGGGGATACTCTCTTCAACGCTGGGACGCGGTTCTGATGGCGCGCCATGTGAAGCCACATACGGTTAAAGCCCACACTGTGCAGGGCCACATGGTGAGTACACACACGGTTCGAGCGCATACTGTACCAGCACATTCCGTTGCGACGCACACGGTCAAGGCACATACTGTGAAGGGGCATGAGGTTCCTGCTTCCTTCATTCCAACGTACGAAGTGCCAGCTTTTATTGTTCCCGCGCACACTGTGCGAGCTCATGTTGTTGCGGCGCACGAAGTTAAGGCTTACGTGCAGCCGGCACATATGGTACGTGCACATATGGTACGAGCTCACAGCGATCGCGCCCACTTTGTTCGGCAGCACACTGTTCGAGCGCACACCACTAAGCTTGGCACGTTCGTCTCAGCGTATGTGGAATCTGGCCATATGGTCAGTGCGCATATGGTCCGCGCACATATGGTTCGTGCTCACATGGTCAGAACACATATAGTGCGTGCACACTTCGAACCTGCACACCGCGTTCCTGCATTCCGTGTGTCGGAGCATAAAGTTCAGGCACATACTGTTAAGGCACATACTATACCCGCACACTTTGTTAGCACTTACAGTGTTCCTGCGCATACTGTACGCGCACACACAGTTGCAGCACACACTGTCCGAGCATTTACCGTTCCTGCACACTTTGTACCTTCTTACTTCGTTGCAGCATACACGACCAAGTGAGGATTCGACATAATGGCATTTACTGCTAAGATGGCTATCTGGGACATGGCAGACGCTGGAGATAACCAGACGCGTCTTCGATTCAATGCACCTTACAACGACAAGGACGGCAATAGGATCAACGAGGAGTGGGCTAAGTATACTCCTGCTCTAAACCTCGACATGACCGTAATGAACGAAGTTGTTGAAGCTCAGGCACTGGAGATCGGCGACTCGTTCACGGTTAGGTTCGACAAGGAGAACTGATGCCTTGGTGGGCCTGGCTGTTGATAGGACTTTTCGGTGGAGCTGGAATAGTCCTCGCAATTATGTATAAGGGTCTGATAGATTTGCAGAGGAGGCTCTAGTGCCACTCATTACCGCAGCTTCAGCGAACTGGAAGAAGAGGCGCACGCTCACGTACGTTGACGTCAACGGCAAGACACATAACGTCGTACAGACTGCAGCACCTTCCGCTGGCGCTGCTACATTCCGGATCGCAGAGCGTCTGGGCACGACAGCTCGTGTGCTCACTGGCATTGCTTCGGCAACGACTCTCGCCAGTACCAACGCTTACCAGCTGAGGCAGGACTAATGACTAACGCTCGTGTGGGTTTTGTGCGAAGCATTGCAGGAACCGGTCTGCGCAAACCGACTACGAGCGTTGAGTTGCGTTCTCTGACTGAAGCACTTGCGAGCAAAGATATTATCGATATCGATCCTGATACCGGTGCTATCCTTACGACAGAGCGAATTAGTCTTGCCGAGCCGAAGAGCAAGCCGAATCTGTCTGAACTTGGTTCTGTTAGCCCTTCTCCGTTTACTGCATGGCTTCGACGTGAATACAACCCCGAACTTCGAGATCTTCAGGGGCTTCGCAAGTTCGACGAAATGTGGCGATCGGACTCAACTGTACGTGGCACTGTACGCGCGATGATGACACCTATTCTGACTGCTCGCTGGTTTATCAAGCCTGCGAGCGATTCAGCGCAGGATAAGAAGATTGCCGACTTCGTCTATTGGAACTTGACGGAGGGTATGACAATCTCGTGGGCGCAGATTGTCTATGAGGCACTCCTGATGCTGAAGTACGGCTACTACATGTTTGAGAAGGTTTACACGTCTTCGAAGTCGACACCGTTTGGCACTCGTACATGTTGGCAGAAGTTTGCTCCTCGACACCCAATGGATGTTGTTGAATGGCACTGGGATGGAAACGGCGGACCTGAGTCCGTCGATGTTTACAACCCGGTACAGCTCACATCTGGCGGTGTCGATAACACGACGAAGAATATTCCAATCGACAAGTTGGCAGTATTCACGTTCGATAAGGAAGCTGGAGACATGACAGGTGTCTCGCTTCTTCGTTCAGCATATAAGCCTTGGTACTACAAGACGCAACTGGAGAAGATCGATGCTATCCAGAAAGAGCGTCACGGCATCGGTGTCCCGATCATTACGTTGCCTATCGGGTTCAACAACGACGACAAGAGTCTTGCGGAAGCAATTGGACGTAACCTGCGAACCAATGAACGTGCGCATATCGTTCTTCCGCCTGGTTGGACAATCGAGTTTGCGAAGCTCGAAGGTCAGCTAACCGATGCTCTGAAGTCAATTGAGTACCACTCTACCGAGATCGCTAAGAATATCCTCGCGACGTTCATCGAGAACCGTGCAGGCTCTCCCGATGCTAGTCAGGACCTATTCTTGAAGTCCTGCCGGTACGTAGCTGCGGTGGTTGAACAAGTGTTCAACATTTACTGCATCCCGCAGCTAGTGAATTTCAACTGGTTGGGGATCAAGAGGTTTCCGCAGCTGAAGGCTCGACGTATTGGCGAAGTCATCGACCAGCGCACGTTCAGTTTTGGTGTTAGGAACATGGTAGGCGCTGGAATCATTCGGCCAGACGATCCGCTAGAGGAACTGGTCCGCGATGAGATGGATCTGACTCCGATTGATGAAGAAACACTTCGTATGGTTGCTGCTAACTACAACCGGAACGAAGAACCAGTTCCTCCGCAGGAAGATCCCTCCAAGGGAGTTCCTCCAGGAAATCAGAACGCCGGACCTCCGACGGCGCCTACTCCGTCACCGGCTCAGCTACCTCGACAATCAGCCAAGCCGCCAGTGAATGCTGGCAACAAGAGTATTGGTACCGACAGGAGTGGTGGAAAGTGACGGCTCTCTTCGAGTTGGGGCGGCAAGATTTCCTTGCTGGGGCGATCGCTGCCGCTTCCGACACACTACGTGTAGCGCTGCTGAACCTGTCTACAGGCGCGGCGGGTGCTAAGTCGATCTCAGGCGCAACCAACGCTACTCCTATTGTTGTTACGACGACTTCAGCGCATGGCTTCGCCAATGGTGACGTCGTCTACATCGATGGTGTTGCAGGCAACGTTGCAACGAATGGCATCTGGACTATCTCTAGTGCTTCTGGTTCGAACTTCACACTGGTCGATCCTGTAACAGGTGCACAGCCTGTGGTGGGCTCAGGTGCATACACTTCAGGTGGCGTTGCTGTAAATCTGGGTCCGTCGATCAGCTTCTGGAGTTCGTACTCTGCACTGCTAGTAGGAACGGCGGGTGCTTTGGCATCAGTCACTACTACACAGGGCGTACTAGATGCTTCAGACCAGACCTACACCAACGTTAGCGGCTCGCAAGTGCAGGCGATTGGTATCTACAAAGATACTGGTACGGCAGGCACTTCCAGGATGATCGCGCTGATCGCAGGCAAGTTCGTTGTGACGTGCGATACTCAGGCCGCTTCTTCGGCGACGACGATTGCTGTCGAACCACTGAAGGCAGGGATCCCGAGTGGAACAACGCTTGTCTTTTCCAACGGTGCTTCGGCCACTACGTCCGCCGCTGCGAATGCTGGTGACCGATCGCTCACTGTTTCGGCGCTGGTTGCAACTGTCTCTGCAGGGAGTCGTGCTCTCGCTCCTGCGACGGGTTCTGGTCTTCCTGTCACACCAAACGGCGGCAACATCACAATCCAGTGGGACAACGGTCCGAACAAGATCTTCAAGCTCTGACTGAGGCGGCGAAGTGGTCGCGATCGACTGGGTAGTCCCTTGGGACTATGTTCAGGGTGTGGACACCTTTCCTAAGACGGTGTCCATACCTTCTGCGCTAGTAGGACACAAGTTGTTCTTCCTGGCTGCAGGTTTCGCGATTGCTGATGCTTCAAGCTTTACACGACTTGACGCTTATCCTGGTCACGGCAATCAAGATGTTGGAATTTCAGAACTAGTAGCTGCTGGTGGTGAGACGTCAGTCACCTTCAGTCTTAATGGTAGTGGCGCAAGTTGCTCAGGTGTTATCTTTAGTGTAGGCTCTGGGACTTCGTTTGTGGCGTTTAGTAATAACGATGGTGGTGCTACAGTTGATGTCACAACCGACTTCCAGATCACTCCGACAACAGATCTTACTGCCACAGGTGATAGTATTCTACTATCTGTCGCATCGGTGAGTTCGGCTTCCGCCTTCTCGACAGCTAACAGACTTAGGCAGCATGGACCGTACGCCAGGATTCTGCGAGAAGGCGGAAACCAAAGCTTTAGCAGTGAAAAGTTAATCTTCCAATGTGCTATTGCTGATGTCAATGCTACAACTAGTTATCCCAGGTCACTTGCTGCAGGTCATTGGCGTGCGACTACCGACTGGCTTGCATCAGGTGACTGTTTTATCACTCAGGCACTTCTTACTGATACTAGTGGCGTGCCCACAGTATCAGTAGCACCTAATGCGATTGTAGAGGAAAACAGTCTTCCAGGTACAGACAATGGTAACTACTTCCTGGGAATAGCTGGCACATCACCCAACGTTTCTGGATATACTGATAAGTGTACTTACCAGGCAGGCGATACGGTTAACTTCCAAGTCTTCACCGAAGACACCGGAACAGGTCAAGTAGAGATCTATCGTCGAGGTTTTTACAGTCGTCAGTCCTTTGGTGCACGCAGTGTGCTAGGCAACCAGGACGGTTATCTAACAGTAACTCCTACAGTGCAGCCTGCACCTACGTTTGATAGTACTACAGGTATGAACTCCTGTGCATGGACAACTAATGCAAGCTGGACCATACCTTCAGATACGCCTTCAGGTCTATACTATGTCGTTTATCGACGTACAGATATGACAGCTGCAGCATCAGGACACTTTATCGTTAGGCCTAGTAGTTTTGCAGATAAGTTCGTTTACCTGATCAGTGATGCAACGCACCAGATGTACAATCTCTGGAGTGATCCTGGTGACTTTGGGCCGCGCGATATTGGCGGCGTATATTCAACTAACTCGCACGACGTATATCAGGCCGGCACGGATCTTGCATTTTCGCAGTTTACAAATCGAGGTTATCAAGTATCGTTTGATCGACCATATACTACGCAGTCTAATAATGATACTACGTATATCAACGACGTATGTGTAGGACAGATCTGCTTCTTCGAAGCGCAGGGCTACGATATAGTCTACGCATCCGATATGGATTGCATGACTGACGAGCACGTCTTCGACGATGCCAAGGCTATCATCTTTGGCGGACACCATGAATATGTCCATGAGAAGATGTACAATGCTTATCGCAACGCTCAGGCTAACGGTGTAGACTTTGCCGATCTTTCTAGTAATACAGCACTCTGGCGTATAGGATTTGATCCGGCAGACACAAGTTTTCGTAACCCTTTCTGCTACAAGGATACGGGTACTATCACAACAGGTGCAGGTTTCACAGGCGATGGATTTACTCCTGCTGGCGTACTCGACACTGACTGGACAGGTACTTGGCGAGATTCACGTTCACTAAATCCCGACATACGACGTGAGAACGAACTGTTCGGACAGATCTTTGTAGCTTCAGGTCCTGCACTGCAGGTAGCGCAGATCGATCAAGCGTTCCAGAATTCGCCTGTCTGGCGTAACTCTTCTGACATCCTTGCCTTAGGTCCGAGTGCTACTTATTCTAGTACAACGAATATGGAAGGATTCGAGCTAGAAAGTCGCGACGGTTCTCTGGGTGAACCTACTAACATAGTTGATCTTTGGCGGCACTTGTACACAGGTCTTCACTTCCTGACTAATGATGATGGTTCTACGTACAATGATATAGGCGATCTAGAACTTGGCTGGACACTGCACCGTGTTGATAGTACTGAAGCAAATGGCATTCCTGCACCATTCGTCTTCAACGGTGGCGCTTGGCGTTGTACGTGGAGTTTAACGCTGTGGCAGTCAGGAAGGCCTTCTGGGTCTGTTACTGACCTGAATATGCAAAATGCGTTCTTGTCTATATTCAATGATATAGGCATGGTTCCTGTTACTCTTCAGTCAATGAAGCCTGGTGAAGATCCTGACGTTACAGATCCCAGTATCGGTGCTCCTGGTCCAGGTAGAGCTGACGTAGCAAAGGCGTACGGACTATCTGTACCTGATCAGACTATTAATGCGGTAGGTATCTCAAGCTCCGAATCGTTCGAGAATGTCACTGTCGCGTCTGGCTCGACGAGCCTAACTCCCAGAGGCGTGATTAGTGATGAACGATTCGGAACCGGTACCCTGACTACAAGTGTTACCGTACCTCCAGTAGGGATTGTTTCTTCTGGCTCCGTAGGCAACGCTACCTGCACTAGTGTAGTCTTCGTCGAGACTCAAGGAATTCCTTCAGCGGCAGCACTTGGTAGTCAGGGTACCGCACTATCTACGTCTGTGACACCTCCAGGCTTGAACTTTTCTGGTTATCCGGGCGCTGCGGAGGTTGTGCCTATAATTTCCTCCACAAGTGTTTCGACAGGTGAACTAGTAAGTTCTGCCGATTCTGTATTTGGTGTAAACACCATATCACCGGCAGGAGTGAAGAGTAGTGAAGAGTTTGGCGCGTCACAGACAACAACCCAGAGTTTCATTCAACCATCAGGATCGACATCCAGTGAACAAACTGGATCTCCAACACGCTCAACCACTACAGGAATCCTTCCCGGAGGGGTTGGAAGCGTTGAGGGGTTTGGAAACGCTTCGGCTACTGGTAGCAACATCATATCCCCAGGTGGACTCCCAGATGCTGCTCGATTCGGAAACGGAACTGTTGCAAACCTTGCTGAAGCTCAGCCGGTCGGTATCACGTCACAGGAAACCGTCGGCGCCTCGACGGTTGTGGCGGGGAGTATTGGAATACTTACGACAGGTTTGGCAGAACCTGAAACTGTAGGTATGCCTACGGTCGTAGTAGGCCTGGCTACTATAGATCTTGCGGGAGTTGTATCTAGGGAACAACTGGGTAACACCAGCCTCACGACAAGTATTACATCCAGTGTTAATACAATTCCTACTAGTGCAGAAGTGGGAACGCCAAATGTCTCTGCAAATGTTTCAATCTCCCCTACCGGAGGACCTTCTTCCGGAGAGGCATTCGGATCTGCCTCTCTGGATGCTGCAGTGGCAGCAGTGGCAGGAAGCGTTACGAGCGAACAAGCGACAGGCACGCCGCAGGTCGGATCAAACATACGGTTCACCGTTCCAAGCAATGTTGGACCATTCGAGAGCGTGGGCACGCCTAGTGTCAGCATTGGCGCCGTTACGATCATTCCAGCTGGGATTAGATCTGAAAATCGTTTCGGTGTCTCATCTGCAACCCCTAGCAGTGTATCCGTTCAGTTGGTCGGAATCACCAGTGATGCAGCCACTGGCGCCGTCTCGGTCGCAGTACTCGGAGTACTTATCCAACCAGTTGGCATTGTTTCCGAAGAGCATACTGGAAATTCCCGTACAATCCCGGGTAGCCTCACGATTGCCACTAACGGTATCGATTCAGGCGAGGGATTCTCTGTCACCGACGTTGAACTCACTAGATCAACCCCTGTTGAATCTGTGCCGTCGGGAGAGCAGCTGGGTAATGTAACCCTAGGCCGTGTGGGTTCTGCTAGTAGTATTAGTTCCGCTGAAGCGTTTGGCATTCCAGCTGTTCATACAGGAGCGGCATTCATTGTACCTCCGGGTATATCTTCGTCGATACAGGTAGGGTCCAGCCGCATAAGTTTGGCTATTTCATTCGTGCGCGTCGAAGCTGATGGTGCAGTAGTCTTGTTCGGTGCAGATATGGGTGAGTTGTTCTATAATGCTGTACCTGTCCTGCTCTGGGAAGGTGAACCAGAATGAAGCAGATAGTAATGCCTGCAATCTCACAGCAGTACATTCGAGCACGTGTGCGAGCGTTTGATGTCGATGGTAATGAAACAGACCCCACGAATGCAACTGCGACGTGGGCGTTTACTGTTGACAACAGTGAAGTGCAGGTTAGTGACTGGCAAGCAGGTGACTGGGAAACCGGAACCGATGCTAATGGGAAGCCGCAGTACTACGCACGGTACTTGCAGGAAGCCAATGTCTTCACCGCAGGAGTGCAGTATGCTATGTGGTTGAAGGTTGATGGAGTTACTGAGGCGCCAGTGATGCTACTGGGTAACCTCAACGTAGTGTAACCGGTATATACTAATACGTTGTTTCCCAAGTTGACCATATAGTATACTAGTAGGGAGGAGGTTCCTGAATGGCTACGATGTCCTTCCTGGTCGATATGGCCAAGGTACAGCTCAACGAATCCGGGCCCACCTGGATTCAGGGTTTCCCACTGGGCACGTGGCATCACCCAGCGCACGGCGAGATCAAGATCACTCCCGAGCGTGTCAAGCGGTTCGCCGAGGGTGTTGCGAACCGCGTACGTGGTCAGGATCTGAACATTGATTACGACCACCAGACGGGTGAAGCTGCAGGTTGGGTTCGTGCAGCAGAAGACCGTGGCAACGATGGCCTCTGGCTCAACGTTGATTTCACGCCGACTGCACGCCAGCAGTTGTCCGAGAAGAAGTACCGATACTTCAGTCCGGAGTATCAGGATGAATGGGAAAGCCCCGTCAGTAAGCAGAAGTTCACTGACGTACTGTTCGGTGGTGCTCTCACCAATCGGCCGTTCCTCAAGGGGATCGTGCCGATCAACCTGTCCGAGGCATTCGCCGAGGCGTTGAAGGGAGATCCAGTGGGACAACCGCCCACGCCGCCGACGCCCCCAGCGCCGACGCCTCCGACGAATACTCCGCCAGCTCCGGCACCTGTCATGCTGACTGAAGATCAGTTGAAGGAAATGCCCTTCATCAAGACGCTCATGGAGCAGAACAAGACGCTGACTGACACGGTCAAGACGTTGGGTGAAGCTCACAAGCTGAGCGAGGCCAAGTCGCAGTTGAGTACTCTCAACCAGCCGACCAACGGTCACGCTCTGTCGAGTGCTGTACTTGATCAGGCAGCTGTTATGCTAGCAGATCCAAGCAAGGCAGCTTTGGGCATCACGACGATCTTGCAGGCTGTCAGGGACGGTAACGCTCTAGTTCCTGTAGGTGAGACTGGTGGTCAGCGTACGCGCCACGAAGATCCTGATGCGATCAAGCAGTTCATGGAACTGGTAACCAAGTACCAGACGGACCACAAGTGCGACTACGCTATGGCTGCAGCGGCAGTCCAGCGTGAGAACGTACAACTGGCCGAGCGGTACTCCAACGCAGTCATGGCGAAGGAGAACTGACATGGCCGGTCCGAACATGATTCTGGACAAGGGCTTTTACCTTGACCCTGCGTCGACTGCGGTCAACTTCGGTTGCGCTGCAGTATTCGCTTCAGTGTCAGGTGGTAACTCTGGTGTTCTGGGTGACACTGTAAAGTCCGCTGCGACGAGCGACGGTGCAAACTTCGTTGTCGGCATATATCAGGAAACTCTGGATGCTGTGAAGGTTAGTACTGGCAAGGCCACAGCCAGCGTTCGCGTGATGGGGATTTCCCGAGCTGTATCTGATGGTGCTGCAGCTATTACGGTAGGTCAGTCGATCGTACTGTCGGCTGCGACTGCCGGTCAATTCAAGGGCGCCGCTACTGCAGTTGGTAACCAGAGGATGGTTGGCGTCGCAATGAGTCCGGCTGCTGCTACGGCGGGAGCGGTCTTCGACTTGCTCCTGACGCCAGGTGGACAGCTCAACACGGCAGCTAGCTGACAAGGAGGAGGTGAAGCATGGCGGTTTACAGTCCTTCGGGATCTGGGCAGGTCCACATTGATATTCTGCTTACGCAGATTTCGATGCAGTTCCCGTTGAACCGGAACTACGTGGGTCCCAACCTCTTCCCGCAGGTGACGGTCCAGAAGCAGTCGGACAAGTACGGCATCTTCGATCGTGAGAACTTCAAGCTCGAGGCGCACGACGTCCGTGCTCCTGGTGATATCGCGAACGAGATTCCTGGTCTGCGGTTCTCCACAGACACGTACTACTGCAACGAGCACGCTCTGCAGATCGCGATCACGGATGAGGAGCGGACTAACGTCGATGCTCCCCTCCAGCCCGACATTGACGGTACCACTTTGGTGACTGACCGCATCATGTTGGGTCGCGAGAAGAAGATGCATGACTTGGCAACCACAATCGGTAACTATGCATCGGGCATGTCTGCTAACTACGCGAGTTCGTCTACTTCGCAGTGGAACGACTACGTGAATTCCAACCCCATCCAGGACTTCCGTACGGCGTGCCGTGCTGTTAATGCTAACATCTTCATGGATCCTAACCTGGCGATCATTCCCTACCAGGTCATGTCGTTCCTGGAGGATCACCCGGACTTCATCGAGCGCATCAAGTACTCGGAGAGGGGAGTCATTACGGAAGAGATCATTGCCACAGTGATCAACATCTCCAATATCAAGGTGCCTTCGGTCGGCTTCTCCAGTGCTGGTACGGGTGTTCCTGTCACCACGTCGTCTGTTGGTTACATGTGGGGCAAGGATGTCATCATCGCATATGTCCCACCATCGGCAGGTCTCCGTCAGATTAGCTTCGGCTACGAATTCGTGTGGCCGATCGGCGGCACGCAGCAGCTCGTGGATCGCTGGCGTGAAGAGCAGCGTGTGTCTGACCTCGTCCGGGTTAGGCGACGCTACGACCTGAAGCTGACTGGCGGCGAAACTGCCAATCAGCAGCTGGTTGGCTTTCTCTACAAGGCAGCGATCGCGTAGTGGCAAGTGGTGACATCGCTTATAGTCAGAGCGGTCTGAATGTCGTCAGTAATGGAACGAGTGGTAATACGCTGACTACGACGTTAAGCAATGGTACCGCGCAGAATGTTACAGTTGTATCTGTTCATTCTGTCCCTACCGATTCGACGTTTCATCAGGCTGGAGATCCTACGTACACGGTAACGATTACGGAGGACTAATGGCAGGCAAGCTCAAGGGTGGACAGTTCGTCTCTAAGACTGTTGCTAATGCTGCTCTTGCGAAGTTGTCGGGCAGTCCTGCAGCTGCAGTTCCTACGGGCAAGGGCGGGAAGAAGCGCAAGAGGCGCGGCTCGCCAATGGCTGGCAAGAGCGGCGCAGGCGTTGCAGCAATGAAGAACCCAGGTTACTGATATGTCCAATGCTTACCGAGTTGCAGCGGGGAACTACGTTTTGTATCTTCCGGCGCACAACTCGGTAAGCAACCCTAACGACACATTCGACGTGCGTTGGCGTTCGGCTTACGTCGTTTCGGTAACCGATCAGAGCAATCTTGTCCTTGCAGTTCACAGATCTGACGGCAGTTTCGTAAACCTTAACGCTGGAGAAGCTGTTCCGAAACGAACAGCACATGGACAGACAAACGTTTGGAGGCCTTACTAATGGCTAACCAGTACGTAGCCAATACGCTTGTCGGCATCGATGTGCCTGCTGATGACGTCGACAGCGGTTTCAAGACTGCCTGGTACGAAAAGGGTGAGGTCATCGAGGCGCCTCACGCTAGTGCTATGAAGGAAGAAACACTGCGAACTATGATCAACGACGGTTCAGTGCTCGTGCAGAACATTCGTAATCAGCCGGCCGAAGCTCCTGCGCCCAATGACCCGCCGAAGGACAGCAAGTGAGAATCACTCCAGCAGATGTGCAAGCTTGGTGCGAACCCACCAAGCTGCCTATCGCTGAGCTGGAGGATGTTCTTGATACACAGGTAGAAGCTCAGGTGATGGGCACGCTCGAAGCAGGCTTCGACGTGTCCCCCTGGGTTGATACTGATACTACGCCTCGGATCATTCGTAATGCTATCGCAATGAAGTACGCTTCATTGCTTTATGACAGAACGTATTCTGAGGACAGCGACAGTAGTAATGCCTGGGCAGCACGTCTTGACATGATGTCAGACGACCTGATATCAGGCATGCTCGATGGCAGTGTAACAATTGATGGATTTGTGAGTGCTGAAGAGCATTCTAATCCTGAGGCATATCCTACCGATCAATCTTCCACACCTATGCCTGAACGTGACGGCTTTCGGAACGTGCAATGGTCTCCGAATCACATTAGTGGCGATCCTTCCGCGCAGCCTCCTGCCTTTTCAGTAGGGATGAGGTTCTGATGGCGATCACAGGCATGGTAGTTGATTACGGTTTTCACCCGAGCCCGCTGATTATGGCAGGCGAGATGGAGACGTTCGGCCTGAACGTTCGATCGTTCCGCGAACCCCTTACGCGTGCTGTCAAGCAGGTCATGATTCCCTCTATCCAACAGAACTTCAACGTCGGTGGTCGTCCTGCATGGCAACCTGTCAGTGATGCTACTGACCAGATCAAGTTCGCTGGCGGCTTCAATGGTGGTCCACTGATCCGCACAGGTACTCTGAAGCGTAATATGGGCTACCAGAGCATGTGGACAATCGACAAGAGTCAGGCAGCGATTCAGGACTTGCCTGAACGTATTGCATACGGAAGTGTACATCAAGCAGGCTCTTCATCTGGTTCGGGCAGGGGTTCTAACATTCCTGCCCGACCTTTTGCTACGATCCAGGATGCAGACGAAGAACGCATCGAAGATGTCTTCGCGACCTGGCTCGCCGAAAGAGCGGCGGCTGTCGGATGGTAGATCTTACAGATAGTCTTGTAGCCCTTTCTGACTTCCTCTTCAACTTGGTGGAAGACAATAAGGTGCCACTAGGCATCATTGATACGTTTTATGGCGAGCAAATGAAGTATCCGCATACTCCTGCAGTATCGATCGAGACAGATAATAAGGCGCGCGAAATCGATGGTGCTCCACGTCGCACGTTGAACACACTTACTGGTTATATCATTGTATATCACAGCCCTGTGTCGGATGTGCAGAAGACGCGTAGGGATGTAGACTTAATGGCGGAGGCCATTGAGAAGCTGGTCCACGCCGACAGCACGATGGGCGGCTTGGTTATCCATTCGCTGGTAACAGAGATACAGTCAGGCTATCAGAATAGGCCTGGGACACAGTATCGCTCTAGTCGTCTTACAGTAGTAGCGACTACGCAGTCCCAACTTCCCCTAGCGAGGCGACCAATATGAGCGACGAACAACCAGAATGGACGATCGAGATCGACCTGCAAAACGTCCCCGAGGGCATCCCGGTGGAAGTTCATGGTCTGGGTTCCTTCAAGAACGGTGGCACGTACGGCATTCCTAATGAGATGGTTAATCTGTACAGGTTGGAACGTGCCGAGCGTGATGCAGGAGGCAACGTAGTCAAGGGTCAGAAAGATCCGATGACTACTATGAACCATACCGACGGCATCATGATCTATCCGACAGCTGGCGGGCGCCCGGAAAGCCGTGTGGGTTCTGAGAGTGAAGAAGGGGTTGCGCAGTGACTACTCCAGGCATTGGTGGCTCCGGATTCATTGGCGTTGCCATCGAAACTACGTCAGGCACGTACTCACCTCCGACCAAGTTCTTCCCGATCACGTCCGAGACGTTGAAGCAGATGCAGGACACCCAGTATCGCACTCCGATTCGGCACATGGTCGACATCCTAGGAGCCGTACAGGGTGACGTACACATTGAAGGCGACATCGTCATGGAGGCACTGGTCGATGTCTTCCCGTACTTCCTCGACGTATCTCGTTGCACTCTAGTCAAGACGGGTTCTAGTTCTCCCTTCACCTACACTGCAACACCCACAGCGGTTGCGCTTCCGACTAAGACAATGTCGATCACTATTGTCAGGAATGGCATTGTGATGGGCTACGTTGGCTGTTCCGTGTCACAGTGGAAGCTGGAGATCAACAACGGTATCCTACAGGTTACGTGGTCAATGGTAGGATTCAACGAGGCAACTCAGTCCGTTCCGTCGGACACGTACACCAATGGCGTTCCGTTCGGCGAGGGTATGTACGATGTCGAACTGCCCACAGGGACGCCTGTGTTTGACTCAGACACGTTTGACTTTACGGTCAATGACAATGGCACGCCAAACTATCGCATGCGAAGCGATACTGTTGGAGCTTCGTTCATCAACTGGGGAGAACGACAGGTAACGTTCGACTACACTCGTGACTTTCTGAGTCGTGCTGACTACGATGCATACAAGGCGTTGTCTGTCTTCGGCTCTACGTTCAAGGCAACACAGAATGCAAACAACAGTATCGCAGTGACATGTCCTGCATCGATCCGTGATACTCACGAGACCAACCTGGACGGACAGGGTAACCTGATCCGCTCGAAGATCGCCTACAAGTCGATGTGGGACGCAGGAACCTCTCGTCCGTACCAGATTGTAGTGATTACTACCGAGAATATGGTTCCATGATGTCTATGAGAGTCTAACAACTGAATGATCATGCCCTATAGTTGAGTAGCTGAGCAGTAAGTCCAAGCGAGCAGACCCAGCGTAGAATCGGTCTATCGCTCAAGTCTACGAGATTAGCTAATCAAGTAATCTTGGAGCCCGCGTCCAAGGAGAGCAATGCCAATCGCGACAGTTAGTCAGGATGCTGAGAAGTTCCAGTTGAAAACTGCACCACCCGATGGTTGGGTCTCGCTGAAGCGTATGACCTACGGGCAGAAGCTGACCAGGTCTCAGACGACGACCAAGATGTCCATCCTCATGAGGAAGGGACAGAAAGACGCACAGGGTTCGCTGGAGACGTTGCAGATGGCAGCGGCTATGCACGACTTCCGGGTGTGTGTTGTAGATCACAACCTGGAAGACTCTCAAGGGCGGAAGCTAGACTTCAACAGCCCACAGGATGTGTCAACTCTCGACCCACGAGTCGGCGAAGAGATTTCCACCTACATCGACAAGCTGAACAACTTCGAAGAGGATGATGAAGAGGGAAACTTGCCGAGCGCATCCGACAAGCAGTCCTGAGGAACGAACAGGACATAGGGCCGCTTGTCGAGTATGCTATAAACATTGGACGTACATGTAGAACGTTCCAGTGTCTTCCTTCGGCAGGTGGCTTGCTTGATCAGGATGCGCGTGACGTGTTCTTTCTCCAAATCGTAGCGGCAGCTGATAACGAGAAGGCGGAGATCGAACGTAAGGCGAATCAGGAGATGAACCGTGGGCCTGGGAACCAGAGAGCTCCTTCTTATCATTCGCGGACAGGATGAACTGTCAAAAGTTCTTCGTGGCGTCGGCGGATCGATGGGAACTCTTTCGGCTCAGGCCCAGCAAGCAGCACAGAAGCAAATGGCCCTTGGCAGCGCCATATCAACCGTAGGTGTTGGTATGGCTGCTGTCGGGGCCATTGGTGTCAAATGGCTCGGTGACGCGGTAAGTACGGCAAAGACGTTTGACACTGCTATTGCACTAGTCAAGACACAGGTTGACAATGTTAATACTAGTCAGCAGCAGTTGGCAACGGTCTCCAAGAACGTTGCGAAGAGTATTGCAGCGCCAATCGATCAACTGAACGCTTCGCTGTATGACATCTTCTCTTCGATGGATGTTACAGTTCCACAGTCGCAGCAGATCCTCACAGGATTTGCTAAGGCAGCTGTTGCCGGTCAGGTCGATGTGCAGACGGCTGGCCGCGCGACGATTGCAATTCTTAATGCTTGGCATCAACCAGTCTCAATGCTGAGTCAGGACTTGGACGTCCAGTTCCAGCTGGTGAGAAAGGGTGTTGGTACATACCAAGAATTCGCTCAGTCTATTGGTCAGGCGATTCCGTCTGCGCAGCGAGCAGGTCAGAGTATCCAGACACTAGCTGGTATGCTAGCGTACTTGACTCGTAACGGTTTGAGTACGTCTATGGCAGCAGCATCTGCACAGCGCGCCTTGGATGCATTCTCGAACCCGAAGGTTGTCGATCGCCTCAAGGGTATGGGCGTCGCCGTCCTTAATAATAAGGGCGGCTTCAATGACTTTGGAGTTGTGATTGACCAGCTACAGAAAAAGCTGGCCAACATGACTGAGCCGCAACGTACTGCCGCCTTGCAGAACCTATTTAAAGGCGCAGGCGGTACGATTCAGGCGATGCGCTTCTACGACACTGTTACGCAGAGTTCAACAGCTGTAAAACAGTTCACTTCACTAACCGACGACATGAAGAACTCTTCCGGCGCACTCAATACAGCGTACGGTACCATGTCGAACACGATGACTGCCAAGACGCAGCTGTTGAACAACCAATATCAGCTTCTGAAGGTCAGTGTAGGTAATGCACTGATTCCAATCTTGACAAAACTGATTCCAGTCATCCAGGGCATCTTCAACTGGTGGAATAGTCTGTCGGGTAGTACGCAGAAGATTATCGTTTGGATCGTCGCAGCAACGTCAGCCTTCTTCTTGGTTGGCGGTGCGATTCTCTTTATCGCTGGCACCTTCATTATGCTGAGTGCGGCTGCTGCATTAGCCGACGTTGCTTTAGCTCCAATCATTCTTACAGTCATCGCAGTCATCGCAGGCCTGGCACTTCTAGGCGTAGCTGTCTATGAATTGATTACGCACTGGAACCAGGTGGCCAGCGCTGTCAAGTCCGTGTGGGTTCCGGTAGTCAATGCCTTGGGCGCTGCCTGGAACTGGCTCTGGAAGACAATTCTCAAGCCGTTGTTTACATGGCTCTGGAGTCAGGTAGGCGGACCGCTTACCTCACTCTGGAACTCCATGAAGAGTGACGTCTCGAGTGCAATGGATGCCATTCACCAAGCTGTGACAGGTTCGATCGGCAAAGTTGGCCAATTCATCAACGAGATGATAGCCAATGTCACTGACTGGTGGAATACACACTGGCAGCAGATCAAAGGCACTGTTCAGATCTTTGTCAACTTCTGGACAGCGATCTGGCCTTACATGCGAGGCTTCTTCAGTAACATTCTATACGCGATCATGGCTACGTTCCGCAACGTTTGGGACTTGATCGCAGGCATCTTCCATGATGTATGGGCAGGCATCGTCGGTGTCATCAAGGGTGCATGGGAAATTATTTCTAGTGTCATTCGCGGTGCGATCGACATTATCGAAGGCATCTTCGGTCTATTCTTCGATATCATTACTGGCAGGTGGGGGCAAGTATGGGGCGACATTGTTAAGATCCTCAAGGGTGTTTGGGAGATCATCCGAGGTGTAGTGGCAGGTGGCTGGGAGATCATCGAAGCCATCTTCAATACTGGTGGTAGGATTATTGGTTCGGTCTTTACCTTCGCTTGGCGTGAACTAGTTGTTCTCTTCAAGGCAGGTGTAGGCCTTGTAGGTAATATCTGGGATGGCTTCGTAGCAGGTTTGGAGCAGGCCTGGAAAACGGTTTGGAATTCAATTATCGACTTCTTCAAGGGTGTTGCACGGAGTATTGGCACTCTTGTTAAGGACCTCGGCAGTGCGATCGGTTCAGCCTGGAAAAGCGTTGAGAGTGCATTCGTTGCACCCATTAACTGGGTGATCGACATTGTCATTAACGGTGCACTGATTCCGTTCTGGAATAGTGTTATGAACTACCTAGGACTCCAAGGTTTGTACATGCACGACTTTTCGAAGATCGGAGGCCATAAGGAAGGTGGCCTAATTTCAGGTGCGGGCTCCGGAACAAGTGACAGTATTCTTTCCTGGCTATCAGACAAAGAGTTCGTTGTTAATGCCAAGTCGACAGCACAGTGGCTACCATTCCTACATGCAATCAACAACGGTATGGCACCCGGATTTGCTCAAGGCGGGCAGGTCAATGCTAATGTTAGTCAGGTTCTAGGAAGTGCAAGCATCTCCAAACAGGCATCGACAGTTATTAGCGATCCATATAACGCTGTTGCATCTAAGGGCAACATAGCTAACAACTGGCTAGTAGCTGGTGCGACTTCAGGTTTGAGTCTTGTCAATAGAGCAGCTAACTTCCTCGTAGGGAAGATTACTAAATTCCTTGGCAGTATTGGTAATGCATTCCGTGCTACGCCAGGTGGTTCGCCTTCAGCTGCACAGTCGACAATGTATCAGTACGCTTCAACTCTGTTCAGCCGCTACGGATGGGCAGCCCGAGATAACCTTCCTGCACTGATTAGGTTGTGGACAAAGGAATCCGGCTGGAACCCGTTTGCAGTCAACAAGAGCTCCGGTGCTTATGGTATCCCACAGGCTCTAGGTCATGGACACCCGTACAACTTGGGTGACTGGAAAGCACAGATCCAATGGGGTGAAAATTATATCTCAGGCAGGTATGGTAGTCCACTAGCTGCTTGGGCACATGAAGTATCGCACAACTGGTACGACAAGGGTCTTATGTCAGGCTTTGTGCCAAAGGGCGCTTCGATGATGCTCAATGGTACGGGTGCCGACGAACATCTCAGCGTTATGACTACTTCGCAGTGGAGTGTTCTGGATAAGCTGGCAAACAGTAGTACAGGACTTATTAACAGTCAGACTGGAAACACATTCAACATTACCGTTGAAGGTATTAACATCTACACCGATGGTAGTGATCCTGCTGCACTTGGTGCGCAGTTGGGTGAGTACCTAGTTGGAATGGGGGCGAGAGTAACACAATGACAGCGCCTGTTCTTGCTGACTACTCATTTCAGTATGGTGACAGTGGTATCCTATTGAATGGCGATCCACTGTCTGACGGCTCCATACTTGACATTACACAGATTGATGGCCTTGACTCTGCGCCACTCAAAACGTCAACTGCTTCGTATGAAGGTCGCGATGGAGGCATCATCAATGCCTTCAATGAAGATATGCGACAGCCGGTAATCACTGGTACGCTCTACGGTGGCAGTGATCCGATCTTCCAAACTATCGACATGCTAAAGGATAACTTCGCACCGCGTGACGATGGGGAGCCTCAGCCTCTTTACTTTCAGCAGGAGGGTACTGATCTCCGGCAACTCTTCTGTAAGCCGCTAGGGTTCAATTATTCCTGGACAGCAGCAATGCGAACAGGTACTACGCCGTTCACGATTAAGTTTCAGGCAGAAGATCCTACCATCTACGGTACTGATTTTCAGTCGATCCAGGGAACATGTCTGACACCTAACAGTGTACCCGGCTACGCTTGGAGTCGAGCTTGGTCGTATAGCTGGGGTGGTGCAGCATCCGTTGGCACGTCACAACTCTTTAACAACGGTAACAAGTATACAGGCTTCTACGCAGACATTATGGGTCAGGCATGTACCAATCCGGTTATTGCTTGCGACACGCAACCTGGCATGTTCGTGTCGACTAATATTACGATTGGTGCTCAGGATACGCTGAGGTTCGACTTCTACAATCAGGCGCTACTACTTAACGGGCAGAGCAGAGGAAATTCCGTGCTAAATGAAGGATGGTTCTTCCTAAAGAAGGGAATCAACCAACTTCGATTCTCTGCTGATTCCCTCACGCCCGCAAACATTCAGTATCAGTACTTCTACGGCTACCGGTAAGGAGCTGACGTGGCCATTATTCTTCCCGGAGCCTTCAACCAGAATGCGAACGTTTCGGTCACAGCACAGTATGAACGACTTCGCAATGCATTCTTTACACGTGCATATCCAGCAAGCGCGACCAACGGCAATACGCGATCTGACGGTCAGGGCGGTGTCTGGCCTCAGCCTAATGCACTAAACGTAACTGCGACTGCTACGCCTGACATGAATGTTCACGTAGATCGTGGCGGCGGCTTGCTGCCCGGCTCACAGAACACTAATCAGGGTAACTACCCGTTCTTTAACGGCGCAAGCTTTCCCGTAGGGATCAACCCCTCGAATACGCAGGCACGTATCGACTCGATTGTCGCACACTCGAAGGACACGTTCTATTCGGGCACACAGGATGTTCAGGAGTTCTTTTCCTTTCCCGGTACGCCTGGCTCAGGCAGTCCGCCCAACTTGACTTCGCTTGACAACAACTTCCTAGAGATTGCCCGAGTCGCTGTTGGTGCGAATGTCTCATCGATTAACAATTCAAATATCACAAACATGCAACACTTGCTCCCTGTGGGTCTTGACATACCGCTCAGTTCCGAGTTGTCGAACCCTGGATCATTTGTTGGTCAGCCTCGAGTGAATACAACCTCAGGCGAATACGAATGGTGGGATGGTAGTGCATGGCGAGGGCAGAAGTGGGTTGCCTACAGTCCTACCTGGGCAGGCATTTCTGCTGTAGGCACAGGTTCAACCTTCGGGGGTAGGTACTTCAAGACAGGTACTAAGTGTCTTGCAAAGGCTTGGATTAAGGCTGGTAGTACGGGTGCAGTTACACTTGGTACTGGACATGTAACTTTTACACTGCCTTTTACTGCCGCTAATCCTTCGACTAACGATCAGTGGTACGGCGAGGGATCGTCTCGTCCAGCTCCTGCCGGTTTGATCAATTTGCTATGGACTGTAGTAGGCACGGGTGCTACAGCTGCTGAAGTTCTGGCAGTAAGTAGTACTAACACGTTGGTAGTTCCAGGCACTGCTAGTATTCCATGGACTTCCAACTCGATCATCTTGGCGCATGTAGAGTACGAAACAGCCTCGTAAGGAGGTGCTATGAAGATCCTACCGGATAACATGTACGACGCTATCCCTGCGTTGATCTCTAAGATTCCAGCCAACGCTAAGTACGTTGCAGGGTACGTAGATAGTGTCAGCTTTACATGGTCGAAGGCTAATTGGGATAAGTTCCCGAACGCTGTACATGTTACGATTAGCACACGAGGTCTTGTCCCTGCACATTGGGGTGATGTTGAAACAGGTGACTTGACACCTCAGAGGGGATATGACCTGTACGTCGCAGGTAAGATCAGAGGTATCTACTGCAATACAGGTGAGAAGTGGCCACTAGTGCAGGCTATCTTCAGGAGTCACGGCACCCCGCAGCCCCCGTATTGGGTTGCAGCGTACCCTGGTGGAGGTCGAGTACTACCTGTGTTGAATGGCATTACATCAGTAGGACATCAGTATATCAATACTGATCCGGTAGATGAGTCAGTTATTACAGATACGTTTCTTGAGATTGTTACTGGAGGAAGTATGACGCAGCCGACCAATCAGGATATTTCCAATCTGATCAAGGCACACGATACACATCTACTGACAGTGCGTGATGAGCTGACGACGACGATCGCCAATGCCGTCACTACGCTTGCAGGTGACGTAACGGCAGTCGACGAACATACGTCGGCACAGTTCGCAGCAGCTGTACCTCAGCTCATGACGGCGATGAGCCAGGCAGGTCCGATCAATGTGACGCAGGATGAGATTCAGGCAGCATTGTCGAGCTTGAACATCCCACAGGGGATTATTACGGCCTTCTACAACGTGCTTGCTGCAAGCCAGAAGCCAGCGTAGTGACAGGTTTTCTCGTAGGATCTCGGCCTGACCCCAAGTACAGGTATATCTTCGAAGATACACTAACTGGAGCAAAGATTCGTACGCTTCCGATGTATGGTGTAAACTTCAAGAGGTACCTTGCTACTTGGGGTCAGTCGAGTACCTATGGTACATTTACTGGAACAGTACGTGCAGATACACCAGGGCTTGCAGTATCTGATATCCTCGAGGCAACACTTCCAGGTAGGACAAACGTTTGGGTAGAGCGAGACGCTGTCTTGATCTGGGGCGGCCTTATTACTACTCGAACGTATCAGTCTCAGGCTTACACTTACCAGATCGATGCACAGACGTTTGATACGTTTACACAAGGAGTATTTCAGCTTACCGATCAAGCTTCGACGTCTGACGATCCTCGCAATGTCATAATCAATCTGTGGAACAGTATGCAGTCGGATTCCACACAGGACATGCGTGTCATCATACCACCTCTAGTGTCAGCACTGACTCCTGAGTACACGTACTCGTGGACAGGTACTGACCAGAATGCAAACTCTGATCTTATCAGTTCCGCTGTGCAGGGTGGCGCTGAATACAGGTTGGACTATGCCTACGATGTTAATGGCAACCGAACGTGTACGCTTGTTCTCGGTCGTTGGGATCAGTCAGGCGTAGGTACTACCATTGGTGCTCTCCCCGGTGATGTTAGTACGACAACGTTTAAGTACCCTGGTAGCATATCTGATTATTGGATCAGTGAGTCAGGTCCTCAAGGAGCTACGTTCGTATTGGGTATCGGCTCGGCAAGTGGTGACACGACTCCGAGCGGCACATTGACTAATACTGGAATGCTAGCACAGGGCTGGCCCAAGTTTGGGATCAAGTTTAACTGGACTGATGTTACTGCTCAGTCACAGTTAGATACGCAACTAGCGACAGCTCTTCAACAGTTTGCACCGCCGTTCATTTCGCCTACGTATAAGTTGAACGGTAGTGGCGACTATGGCAAGTTCAACTTGGGTGACTATCTTCATATCGTGCTAAACGATCTGAACCGTTTCCCCGATGGTCCATTTGTGCAGGACATTAGAGTGCTTGCCATGGAGCTCAGTCCTACAACTGACACGGATGTTGAACAGGCTGACTTTACTGTCGACCAACCCTCTACGACAGGGTGATACGATGCCAGTGAGACAAAGGCGAAATGTTCCGACTCAGACACCTCCACTACAACGACCGCACCAGCCCGATCTGTACGGAATCATTAAGGACCTGCAGAGGAGGATTTCGAAGCTTGAATCAAGATTGAATACGCACTAAGGGGTACTCGTGGACGAGGCTGCCTGGATTGCTATCGTTTCAATCCTAGGAACTCTTCTTGCAGGCATGCTGATCCCAATTGCTACGGGTGGTTTCGTTCGACGTGCAGAGTACGACAAGGTCCAGACTAAGCTCGAACACGAACAGGAACTTCGTACGATTCAGGACAAGCGCATAGAGGAGAAGGACAAGGCCATCCAGCTGATCGAACACCAACGGGACATGCTGGAAAACAAGGCCGATATCGCAACCGACGTACTGACAGCTATTAGGGCAGCAGTACAGGGTGGTGGAAAGTAATGAGGCTCTTCAAGCGGAAGTCGGAGACAAATGTAAAGCCACATCCTGACGCCGATATCGTTGAGGCGAGAGCCAAGCTTCAAGAGGATAAGGACAAAGTACAACAGGTTCGCGAACATGCTAGTACTGTTGCGGACAAAGTTAACAAGGCATCCTATCACACTGCACGCAACGGATTCACTGAACTGTTCAAGCAAGGCTTGAAGGGGGCGTAGTATGAGCGCCATCACAGTAGAAGTATTTATTGCAGGCTTCTTCTCGCTGGGAACGCCGTTCATCTACCTGGGCTTTCATAAGTGGCGAGCTAATCCCTTCACTCGTATGTTTGCAACGTTAACTACGGGCTTTGCATTGATCCTTGCGTACGTTTGGTATAACATTGCAGCGGAACTCTTCGGTTGGCCAATTGCTACAGGTACGATCGTTGCAGTGATAGTGTACGGTCTAATCGCATTGATCGAAGTTGTTATGTTCTCTGTTGTGTACTATCTAACATTCATCAAGAGGAGATTGTAATGTTCACAAAAAAGTTCTGGCTCGATGCGTCAGAGAGATGCATCAAGACAGGCGCACAAGTTCTGTTGGCCACTCTTGCTGTTACAAATATCTTTGTCCTTGCACACACTACAATTATCGCCGACCTCGGTGCAGCAGGTACGGCGATGGTGTTATCGCTACTGACGTCCGTTGCCTCAAGTGCAGTTGGGGACAAGACGAGTGCTTCGCTCGTCAGTACTACCTCTGGGTGACTGCGTCCGCTCAGAGAGCAACCCCCCGGGAGCGCGGGCCCTCGGGGGGTTGTTTATGCTCTACTTCAGTAGTTGGAACCATCGTTCATCTTGGAGAGTAAATGTCATATGGTGAAGTAGGTGCTTGAGGGCATCCATCTCGTGCCTGCGGTTCGGAGCCCACAGCCCCAGTTGCTTTACCTTGTCATCGGTCCAGAAGACGTTGTCGTTGCCCTTGATGGTAGCAGCAACCTGTTCAAAGTACCATTCGCGTTCCCTGAACATGGTCATTTGATTGCTTTCCTGCACGAAAGCCTTGACGACACCAATGTACTCAGCAGAGACGATCTCTTTCCCCATGCCACGATTTTGAAAAGATTCACATACTAGGTGCATATTGTCGTGACGCTGATGCTCCAGGAACCGGAGCAGTTTCTCGTGGTGCTCTCCTGGCCCTAGAGTTAAGAAGTCGAAGCGAGCAGAGAGTGGGACACTGCCACTACCAAGCCACTCCACCTCGTTGTCCGGATTGACCATAAGGCTCTGAGCGAACATAGCAATGCCAGTATGACCGCCAGGGTCAAGTGCTGTAACAGTGTAAGTACCGCTTCCGCGGATCAGATCAATCCTCATCCGCGCTCCGTATAGGTTATAGGTCCTATGTTCATGCCTAGTAGCACGACAAGAACCTGCTCGAGTTCGTCGACCGCGAGCGTACTGCGATCCATGAAGAAGTTCGACCTGCCACGAAGAGAGTGCAGAGTGTGCGGAGTAACGATTCGACTGTACACTTCGTCTTTCGGTGAGATGTGATACTGACGTCCGATACGTACCTTCTCGTGTTCACTCATAACTAGTAGTGCGCGGCTCTTACTCCGCATTAGCCACTCTACGACTCTGGTAGTCTTCCCAGTGCCTCGAGGCATTTCAATCAGTTCCATATTGGATGTCCAATCACGAAGAAGAATCCGAACACGATACCTGCACATGCAGCACAGATGACGACAGAGGCGATTACGATACTGATCAGGAAGCCAATTCGCTCTGACCAACGCATCTCTGCCCAGAGAGTCTCTCCCCATGTACGATACGTCCGTGTGGGTTTTGCTTGCATAGCTCCCCTAAGTCTATGAGAGTCTAACAACGAAGGATCTTGAGGTATAGATAGGTACGAGAGCTACGGCTAAAAGCTAGTAGAGTCCTAGAGACTCGGTCTATGAGCTAAGTCTGCGAGCTTTGCTTCACTTGAAATCCTTGAGCTTGTAGGCGTCCTGCGCCTGAGGAAGAGCTGTGATACCTTCTAGCGCATCTGCAACAGTTTGACCTTGTTCTGCCAGCTTCTTCTGGTTCTCTACATCTTCGATCATAGCAAGGATGTCGTCACGCTTAGTGTATAGCGCAGCGAGCTGCGCGTCGAACGTGACAATTCGCTTCGTGCGAACCTCGATATTGTCCTTATTCAGGTTCCTTCGATTACCATCACTGAAGTAAACTCGCTCACCCTTACGTAGCGGTCGACCAAGCTTCTCTTCCATCAGGATGTGATGGGTTAGTCTGAACCTTCCATCCTGCTTCGTGTAGTGGTAGCCATTGTCACTAACGTACGTAGATCCGTCAGGTTTACCGACAGCTACGCGGGAATTGGCCATTTCTTCAAGTCACCCCATGTCTCGCCGACTTTGGCATCTACTTCGAACGGAACGTAGTCGGTCCACTGTGCACCCGAACCAACCATTGCAGTCTGAATAATGTGCGCAACTTCAGGAAGGTTTTCTTCTGAGCATTCAGCCGTAAGAGCGTCGTGAATAGTGAGTCGAAGAAATCCAAGCCCGACCAACTTAGGACGACAGTTAATAAGAGCTCGGAGACAGATATCGGATGCCGTTGATTGTGGTTTGAACGAGAGTGCCTCATTCAGTACGTCCTTCCGGTTCTCTCTAGTGATAAGAGGAAAGCGTCGATGACGTCCGAATGTTGTAGTGAGATCCCTTCCAGATAGAACCTGACGCTGAATAGATTCTTGCCATGCCACAATGCCTGGGATAAGTCCCTTGAACGCTGCTACATCTCGTTCAGCTTCTCGAGGAGACCATCCGTATTCCATTGCAATGCTATAGGCATCTCGGCCATATCCAAGGCCATAGAAGTACGCCTTGACTCTGACTCGCTCATCTTCGGTCAGACCATTCTTTGAATACAACTTCGTTCCCAGTTCAGTAAACAGGTCACGCTCTGAGTCACAGAAGATACTGCGCAGGTATTCATCCTGCGCAAGTGTTGTCATTACTCTTCCTTCAGCCTGCTTGTAATCAAATTGTGCCAGAACGTTCCCCACCCGTGACACTCGGAACTGTCGCTTGATGTTATCATCACGGACAATATTTTGTAGGTTGGGGTTTCTGCTGGCCAGTCGACCTGAAGTAGAACCGTGTAGGAGGTAGGTGGTGAAGAGGCGTCCTCGATACACACGCTTACGTAGTCCCTTGACGTATGTACTGTGACGTTTAGCCTCTCGCCGATGCTTGAGAAGTTGTCGTGTGAATTCGTGGAGCTCCCCTGTGAGCCTAGGAAGGATAGACTCGAGAGTATCTGCAGTGGTGTCCCTAAGGAAGATTCGATGATCGGCATAGAATGCTGTGAGCTGTTTGGGGCTTCGTGGATTGATCCCCCCTTTCTTGTCGTAGTCTTTCGAAACCATTTCATCGAGTGCCTCTTCCATTTTGCCTAGTACTTCAACGTACGAAGCATCTAGTGCGGCGTTATGTGTAAGGTCGAACTTGATTCCGTTGAGTTCCAGAAACATCAGCTCATTGGAAGCCGCAACGAGAAAATCGTGAAGCTTTCGGAGCCCAAGTCGCTCAAGTTCATCCTCGAAGAACGTAGCGAGCTCCCAAGTGCAGTCAACATCATAAGCGTTGTATCGATAGAGGACTGGTCGAGGGATGTTAGCGTAGGAAGCTCTCTTACCAAGGTACTTATCCAAGTCCCTATCGTACTGAGGTGCGCCAAGTATTTCAACAGCGAGGTACTTGAGGCCGTGGTGCCCTGGCCTTTCATCGAGACAGTAATGCGCAAGCATGGTGTCGAAGTGCAATCGTAGACGACCCACGTATCGATAAAGGCCTGAGAGGTCAAATTTGCCATTCTGCGCAATCAACTTCTTCCGGTTGAAGAGCCACTCTAAGCGTGACCAAACTCTAGGAGTGAAACAGTTCTCACCGAAGACGAGCGCCTTCTTCTTTGCATACTGCACACCAACGCAAAGCATGTCATGCTCGTTGGGATGATCGAAGCTGGTATCCTTCTCGATTCCAACTTCGATGTCAACGACAAGTTTGTCTGTTAGTACATCGAGTTGCGCAATCGCTTCGAGAGCACGAAGTTCGTCATCCACAATGTCGATCGTCGGCGGAATCCACTCGGGCTGTTCATGAATGAGCTTACCGGTGTCATTGACGAGCGAGGGGAAGTGGTCCCCACTGCGAAGACAAGCAGCAGGATGGAAAGTAGCAACGACCTTTTTGCCTTCCCAGTCACGGGCTGGACCGACGCGGAGAGCTGTGATGCCTTGTGTTGCACGAAGGATAGACCTCGCTGCGACATTTCCCAGCGCAAGAACTTGGTCAGCTTCTCGGAGGTCGTCGAGTAGCCGTCCCCTGCAAGCCTCGACTGCTGCTGCTGGAGGCGTTGCATTATCGAGAGGGCGGCAGAGGCAGGCGTTAGTGACGATCGCAGCCTGGCGATCAAGTCCGTGGTGGTCGAGTACTCGCTGGAGGAGCTTACCCGAAGGGCCAATGAATGGCTTACCGGCGTACGCTTCCTGTAGTCCGGGAGCTTCTCCAACAATTGCAAGACGTTTGGCCCCGTTATGTGAACGGCTTGGGGACTGTGTAGGGACAAAGGATCCATCCTCTCGTAGAGGGCAAGATTCACAGTGCGCTCTTGGATCTTTTCGCCTTACTGACGAGGCGCGGTCTTCCACCATTCTTTGACACCTTTCTCACGCGCCATCAGAATGTCAATATAGTGCTGACACTTCTGCAAGTCTTCTTCACTGCCTTTACGATGATAGCGAAGGAGATACTTAAGTGCATTACCCTCGAAGAAGTCCAGACCAAGAGCTGCAATGATATCGAACGGCTGGATAGCGAGTGACGTGTAGTGATCTCCGCCGACTTGCACACGAGGCATGGCGACCTCAGTCGGCGGGTGCTCGAGAAAAACGTAATCATCGTGCGGCGTAGGCATAGGTGGTGGCATCTCACCTTTGTGAGGATCACCGCCGAAGCCAGGCAAAGCATAATCCTTCTGCGTGCGCCTCACGTGGTCACCCAATCAATCATTTCCTGACAGTTATGCTTGACGGAGATGTTATCGAAGTGATGCTGGTCAAGGTGGAAGTATTCTCCCGGCCGTGATATGTTATCGAAGTGTTCGACGAACTTGCCGCAGTTAGCATAGTTGAAGGGTGCAGATGTGTCTACGCCGCGAACACCCAAGGCAACGAATTCTGATCCAAATCGAGAAAGCTCGCGGATATAATTCGGGTTAGTTCCGAGTAGGTGTAGTGCGAATCGCGATCCATAACGCTCTGTAATGTTTCTGCACACTGACAAGCGAGCTTCAGGGTCACCCAATGTGTCGAGAAGGATTCGGGGGATGCCAAGGGTGGTAACGTGATCGAAGGAATTATAAAAGTCAATGCATGTAATGACGTCATTCCACGTCTGACCTTGAATAACTCCCATGTATCGGAAGTCATGAAGCTCTGCGATGTTAGTAGGCCGGTAGAGATGTTCATTGAAGTCCAACACCTCCTGCTTCGTACCTTCGAGATCGCCTAGAACGTCAGGCATAACAACCTCTTGCACCATGATATCTTCAGCTGTGGCAAGCAGTTCTTCGTTGTCGGCCTTGTGTCCTTCTGCAGCGCCGTTGTCGAGGATGAGAAAGTCGCCACGCTTGCGAGCTTCTCGGTAGGCGTCGTAGTAGGTCATGTCGTTCGTAAGGTGCGGCAAGAGCAGCTGATAGTCGGTTCTGAAGATGTTATCAAGCAAGCTGATCGGAGGAATCAGTGCGATTTTCACTCTTGATGAACCTTTCGTTGTTGAATTCACGCTTCACTTCGTACGCGGTAGCAAGATCGATGCCTAGCATGCCGACTACGTTCATCAGATAGATGAATATGTCTGCTACCTCGTCCGTGAGGTTGGGAAACTCGACTTCGACGCTTCTGTCGCCACGCTCGATCTTCTTGACGATATTGGCGAGTTCGCCGGTTTCACCGCACAGTGCCAGAACACTATGTGCTAGACTTTTTGCCGTCTCCGGGAAGTACTTCTTGCTGTCACCGATGCACTGATTGGCGAAGTCTCGTAGTACTTCGCGTTGCCTAATCTCACGCGCCGTACGACCGAACTTACCTTCGGGGTGATTAATCAGATTAGCCATTACGGATCCACTCCATGAATTCAACCTTCGCAGTGCGATCGTGAAGAGCGAACACACCTGTCATCTTCGCCGTTGTCGTAATTACTCCAGGCTGCTTCACTCCTCGCATTGCCATGCACAGATGTTCTGCCTTAAGTACTACTGCAACTCCCTTCGGGTTCAAATGTGTTTCCAAACCTACTGCGATAGCACCTGTCAACTCTTCCTGCACATGAAGACCCTTGGCAATGTACTTCACGAGGCGTGGGATCTTACTGAGTCCTGCAATATCCTTATTCGGTACGTAGCCGACCCACACGTTGCCAAAGAACGGTACGACATGATGTGAGCACAACGTATAGAACGGAATCGGACCCATTGTCACCATCTCGTCAGACGTAGATGGAAACGTCGTGAAATTGAATTCCTCGGGCGTCATCATCTCCGTCATCATGTCAACGAAACGCTCCGCGGTCCTAGCCGTGTGGGGTGTGCGTTCAATGCCCAGTTCCGAAAATAGATTCTCTGCAGCAGCGTATGGTCCCACTACACACCTCGCTTATTGTCGTTGAGAAGGATCTGCTGCCGAAGAGTAAAGTTCCACCCCTGATCCAGTACCGCTTGCTGAAGACGACGACCGTTCCAGATTACATGACCTGACATAGTACCTTCAGGCATGATCCAGATCTGTCCAGGAAGTAGGCGTAACCTACTTGCGATACTATTTACCTCGACTAAATCTTTCGCGCTTACAATTACAAACTTAAAGTCGCAACCTGTACGTGCGTACTCTTCCAGACGAGGCCAGATAAGTCGACGTTCCAATGGATTGCCGCTATTTGTCAATTTCGGACTAACTGTGATATGCATTGTCTGACTGTCGCGGAGATATTCCACTAGCGGCTTCATTGGGCGAGTACCCGCAGTCTCGATTGCGTACTCACCATAGCCGTTCTGGTAAAGAAGTTCACACACTTCTGCGATCTTCTCCGACTGCAGCATTGGCTCTCCACCACTGAACACAACGAGAGTGTTCAAAGGCACAAGTTCCATGATACGTTCAACGACAGCCTGTGCTGACATGTTATGGATCTCGACTGCAGGATCGTACGTCTTGCTCTCCACATGTAGAGATGCCTTACGGTCATCGAAGAAGACTGCAAACGGTGTATCACACCATACACAGGCGAGGTTGCACGTGGCCAATCTCACGAAGACGCAATAGCGACCAGCCTGAGAACCTTCTCCTTGCCACACAGGACCGAAGATCTCATTCACTAGTAGTTCAGAAGCCACACTCAGCCCCATTCGAATTAGTCTCTTGTACGTTTACACGTACATGTAGTGGGCTGTAAATTTCGGATGCCCAACCAAAGATCGTCTTGGTCAGGTTTTCAACGTTTGGATCGCCACTGGTCATTAATAGACCTGGGTAGAACTTTTGGAAGATGTCTATCTTTTCATCAAGTGAAATGGTGAAGCTTTCGTTTCCGTGAGTCCAGAAGTCGAAACACTGCCTGAGCAACGGATCGTTCACGTTCAGAAGTAGTCGGTGATCGTAGTGCTGATCGATCCAACTGCGGAACTTCTTTTTGATTACGCCAAAGTCGAGTCCACCCATAATGCCATTGTCATCAGTCGGACCCATCAACCACAGTTCCACCTGAAGAGAGTGCCCGTGGATCTGCTGACACTTCCCTGGAAGCATCGACAATCTGTGGGCGATCTCCGCGTTGTGCTTCACGTATAACTTCACCGTAGACATTAAACCTCCACCACAATGCGGCTTCGTCATGACTACCCGACACATGGCAGTTACGTACGGCGTAGAGCTCTTCGTCCGTAACCGTTACGTTGCCGCCTAGTTTACTGATCAGGACCTTGATAATGCCTTCGAGGTCATCCCTCGTACTGTGTCGGGTCGTCGATGCAGGCAAGCTTAAAGGCTTCCTTGCGTTCGACGCAGGTTCCACACTTTCCACAGTGCAACTCTCCTCCCTTGTAGCAACTCCAGGTCTCTTCCCACGGTACCAGGAGCTGATTACCTGTTTTGGCAATCTCTGCCTTGGATAGCTGTACGAAGGGTGCTGCGACCTGAAAACTGGGAACGATAAAACCTTCGTTGGCAACTCGGAGTGTCTGCTCCAACGAATAGATGAATTCGGGTCGACAGTCAGGATAGATGGCATGATCGCCAGCGTGTACACCCGTTGCTACGATATTCGCCTCAGAGCTGATTGCCCAACTGGTCGCGATGGATAGCATAACCATGTTGCGGTTGGGAACTACTGTAGCCTTCATCGACTCTTCGGCGTAATGACCTTCGGGCACTTCGATCTTATCGTTGGTCAGTGCACTCTTGGCGATTTCCTTCATGCACGACAGGTCAAAGATGACATGAGGTACACCTAGCTTGTCGCAGGTAGCTGAAGCAAACTTCAACTCTTTGACATGCTTCTGTCCGTAGTTGAAACTGATCGCAGCAGTTTCGAAGTCCATATTCCTCATCCAGTACAACAAGGTGGTAGAGTCCATACCGCCCGACAGAACAGCGACAGCCTTCATGCGTACACTCCAATGGATGTGTATGTAACTGGATGCTTGCCCAGCTCTTTGATTTCGCCACGCTGTATGAGCGTTTCGAAAAGATTGTTTGCATCGCGTGCATTAAGATGATACGCACGCATTAGTTCGCTGCGAGTTACTCCAGGTTGCTTACGTACTGCATCGCGTATTTGATCTAGTCGAACCTCATATGCAGTCGTTCCTACGCCAGTAAGTACTTCATCAACGTAATCTTTCCAGCCTTGGACATAGGCAATCGCGGAAAGTATATGTTCTAAACCCACACGGACTTTGCTTCCCGCTTCCGGATGTTGCATGCTTGCTGCGATCAGGATAGCGACACGTAATCCACTCTTGCACAGGCGGTCATAGGTTGGTGTCATGTAGTCCTTGCGATCTGTATCCAACGCTAGGACCATCATGTCATGTTCTAGTCTATTGTAACGATCCCATGCTTCAGGCGTTAGTTCAGCCATGAAAGGATTTGTCTCACGAAGCTGAACGAAAGTCTTCTTCGTTATAGGATCTTGTGTCACGATTTGTTCCTGCGTTGATGCGTAGCGCGTAATCATCGAACGCATTTCGTCTAGGAGAGATTCCTTCCCAGTCGTATCGACCTGCGTCGGCGGTCCCATAGGCTTAATGCGACTCGTGTCGCTTTCCGCAGTGATAAAAATGAACCGAGGAATAAAGCCAGAACTAACATGCTCCGCAGTAAGAAGCGAACAAACACGATTCTTAATACCTCCGGCGAACAAGATTAGGGTTGGGTCTCTGATCTCGATCGTCTCTTTACGGAGTACGCGCTTCTGCATTTTACCGTCGTACAGCTTCGTGAGCATCTCCGCAAAGCCTGCGTAGTAGTCTTTCTTCACCATCTGCTCCAGGAGTCCTGAAAACTCATCCCGAAGGAAGATTGATGGGATACCTGCACGTACAGCAAGTCCTCCCAAGAGCCCCTCTAGCGATCCGTCAGTTGCAAGCAAGGGTTCGCCATCGATATCGTTGAGCAGGTCCATGGCAATATCCATTGCGGTTGATTTCCGTGTGAGTGTGGTGTCTGCTAGTAACATAAACCAGACGTTCGGCTTTATAATGCCGAAGGAAGTAGGTAGATGAACCCTCCCACTAAGAAGAGCAGACAAGATAACAAAACCACCAGCCTGGTGATATTGCGTTGCCGCATCGCCCAGACTGCTAGCCCAATGTATGTAGCGATCAATAAAAGTGTCAGTAGTTCTGTTTTCATATTCCTGATCTGACATCAACCGTGTGGGCTTTGGGATTGACGGTGCCGTGCGCTTCGCATTGTTCTGGTAGGTAAGGAATCCTCGTACGACATCACTCCAGAGATAAGTGTCCGATCTACTATCGCGTGCATACTTGTTGCATTTTGCTCCGCGACAAAGAACGAACACTTGCTCTCTAGTCAAATCGGCTTCGAATAGTGCTAGGATAAGGTTCCAGAGCCTACCGCTCCAGTCCTTCTCAGGCACGGTGTCGTAGAGAATGTGAATCGAATTATTAAATCTGTCATCGTATTCTGTTAGAAGTCCTTCTGCTGTGTCGGTGATTCCTTGTGGATAGGGAAACTTTTCCACTGCGGTATCGACAGCATCTGGATAGGCAGTAAAGTCTTGGAGACGGTAGGCGCCAGGAACTTCCCATTCCAAAGCAACAATGGGTTTGTCATCGTACTTATGGTTCTTGGTATCTGGTACCCGTAGGAGTTGAGTAAGGTCCCAACCTGATCGATCGCATCCTTCGTCTGCATGGTAGTAAGCAATCCGTTTGGCAAGACGTTCGGCGATCTCACCTTCGATCGGGTCATCAAGTCGCCAATAGCCTTGCCAACGGCCTGGAGAGCTCTGTACCACCAACGAAGGATGGACCAGAAGCTTTGTAGGGTCACATGTATCGAGATCAGCCCAGATCGCAATGCATCGACTAATTGCATCCTTGCTCCTCTTCTTTCTGTCGAGGAGTTGTGCACAGAAGTATACGTCGAAGGTGTCTTTGGAAGTCTCACACAACGCTGATGCCGCTGCGACATCCTGGGGATAATTGAAGTATCTTTCAATCATCCCTTCGCCCCGCTTAAGGAGCGCAATACACAGGTAGCCGGTTTCGTTACCGAACAGACTCCTAAAGAATCGTTCCACTACACCCCCTTAAGTCTGCGAGCGAATTGAAGGTACGGCGCCGGTCGAAGCTCTTCGCATCCGACCGGCGCCGCGATCAGGGTGTATCAGGAACTGCTGGGCGGAGCCTCACTTGGTACAGGATCGCTGCCCGTCTGCGCCGCCTTGCCCGCGACGTCGGCGAGATCACTTGCGCCTTCCGACCCGAGCTTCTTCGCCTCCTCGAGAGCTTCGTTGGCGTGATTCTTCAGATCGGTCTTGGCTTCGTCGAGCAGGTTGCCAACGTCGGTCTTGACGTCATCACCTACCTTGCCAGTGACCTTGTGCCAGAGGTCCTCGAAAACCTCTTCGACCTTCTCGATCAGGTTTACCACAATTATTTCCTTTCCTATCTTCCCTGATCGATCAGGGAAGCAGTGCCGACTCCCCTGCAGCGGGAGTCTTGCCAGTATATTCCAGGTAACCCTTGATCTCGTTCCTGGCATCGTACTGGCCGCTTTCGGGCTTGATGCGAACCTTGCCGATCACGTGCTGGCCGATCAGCGACTGAGTAGTTGGTAGCTTGAAGCTACCCTCCTCGATGTCATTGCCGAGCGCCTTCATGAGCTGGCTGAGAGTGTACAGTGCACCGTTGAAGAGCATGCAGTTGTCCCAGACCTTACGGCCGTCGTAAGGACCTTCCTGTACCGTAAGCGTTAGCTTCCAGTACGGCTTGCCAGGGTTCTTGCTCTCCGGGCCACAGCGCGCAACTTCTGCGTCAGTGATCACGAGATGGTAGTTGCCACGCGGGAAGGGGTCGAGCGCCTTGCTCTCCGCTTCCTTGTCAGTGAAGTTGACCCTCAGTTCGTCTGCACCCAGGTCGGGGTCGACCTCGTTCGAGAAGTCGTCAGGCATTGCGTCTTCGAAGTCAGGCATTTTCAGTTTCTCCGTTGATGAGTTTCCAAATAGTGGACATAGTTGGATTGGCGAGAACCATTGGAAGCTTCGCCGTACGATCCTTGGCTGTGAACTGATCCGTGGATCCGGTGAGCAGCATGCGCGTCTGAACGCCATCGACGTCCTTGACGTACATGTATGTCACGATGTCCAGGAAGGCCGTAATCTCTCCAGAGAGCTTGCCGGAAAGAGAAGGCAACCTAGTTGTGACACCTGTCTTCTCGTTCTTCTTGTCCATTGCTAGACAAGTGAATAAGGTGTTCATGGGGAGATCTCGAAATGCACGAATGTACTTGCGCATCTGTTCTAGATTCTTACCCCACTCACGCATGCCTGGAATGTCAGGGTCGAGATCGGGTCGACTTTTGACTAGCTCGATCATGACATTGGACATGTTGAACTTCTGCATCTCGTTGGCTGAGTCGACTACTGCTGTAGTGTACCCGTGACTCGTACCCTTGAGGCCTTCGTAGACCTCTCTGATTTGCGCGAAGCTAGTAATGCGAACGGTATCGATGTTAGGATACAAGTCCCTGATCGACATTGTTCCGCCTTCGATGTCCAGGAAGATGATCTTGCGAAAATCCGGAACCTCATCGGCGGAGCCTAACAGTCGCGTCTTACCGACACCACTGTCACCGTATACCATCATGTTGATTGTACTGATTGCCTGACCGGACTTGATCAGAGGCAAGCCAGCAAATCGCTTTGCAGGTGTAAGAACTAGGTCAGACACCCGTAGCCCTCCTGTCAGTCGACATGGGCTCTTGTTCCCAGTAGTGATATTCCTTCTTGTCGAACAACGTAGCCAATGTATATGCTACGTCCCCTTGGCTATTCGCCTCGAGACATGGTTGCCTGAACGCACAGTTCTGGCAATTGAATCGACCTGGGTTCGGGTAGATCTTCAGATCGGGATCAACCTGATCAGAGGCTTCATCCCAGATGACCTTGCCCGATTGGTCAAGCTCACGTTCGTTTCGGTAAATCTGGAAGCGGTGGTAGAAGTGTTCGTTGCGTTCCTTGAGCTGTTCGATAAACTCTTTGTAGAGTCCGTCGCCGTAGGCCTCAGGATCAAGCTCACGTACAGTCCGCTCGTAGATCTCTGCAGTGGTGTCAATATCCTTATTGACACTGAAGAGCCGTCCGAGCCGCCTTCGCGTCATCGGTTCTGGCTCTATCGGGAATGCCTTCTTCAGTTCGTGATACAGAAAGCCTGCAATGTTGTAGCCCAATGACCGCAATGCATAGCAGTAGCGAGTGATCTGATCATCCAGAAGAAGAAACTCTTCCTGATCGACACTCAGCTGCGCTGCCGTCTTCCAGTCTACTATCCAGACCCTACCGTCAGGCCCTTCCACGACACAGTCGATGCGACCGCCGTAAGTAACAGGAAGACCCTTCCAGTCCAAGTAAGCCTGGCGGTAATAGTCCTTACCTACGCAATGGCGAGCGTATCGGTCCCAGCAGTTGGTACACTTACACCAGAGGATATCATCGACAGCTTGTGCTTTCTGTTCCAGGATCGCCTGAATGGTGTCGTTGTCCGGGATGGTCTCGTAGGGGTCAATGATCGGAATCTCGAACTTGACCTCAACAAGGATTGGCCTGAAGCCGTTTTCCTTGTCCTTACGTCGACCTGTCTTGACGCAATTTTCCAACATCCCTCTGCCGAGCCACTTGCGTTCACGGTAGTCAGCGAGCACTTCAGGATCGGCTGCACCGAAGGCTTCTTCGTATTTATTGAACTGTGCGTCGCATATCCTGAAGAACGTAACAATTGCCAGTTGGAGAACTACATCTTCTGGCTTGTTCCAGAGTTCAGGGTCGTACAGCACTTCCATCGCCTTGTGAAAGGCGACGCCGAACTCTAGCGGCTTAACAGTTACCTTCGGGTAGTAGAGTTCCTGCGTGAGCCAGCTCCAGCGACGTCTGCACCCGCGGAAGCTCTTCGATCCTGAAGTATGTATCGAGTGCGTAAGATCCGCCTCGATGTAAGCATTAATGTTAGGCAACATTGCAGTATCCACTTCTTCCTGTGGCTGCTTCTATATAAGTATATAGTATTCAATCTTAGAAATCAAGGGAAAGCTTTTGCTATCGCATTTACAAAAGACTCAGGAAGTAGTTTTTCCCTATTGATCTTGTCACGCTTACGCAGCTCGATGATCAATGGCTGTTCTTCGAACCATTCCTCGTCGCGCTGTTCCAGCAGACGGTCAGCGATATCATCGAGAGCGTCCTGGGCCATCTCACCACCATCGTGATGTACGGCAATCATGCACCACTTGTTTTCGTCCATGAACTTGAGCGTCTTCCGCTTCTTCCAGAGGTAGTTTAGTACATTGGAGATATACTGGGGTTCCATGTCTCTGATGCGAATCTTCCGACCAGTAATGTCGTACCAGAACTCAGCCTGTTGCAATGTGTCTGCACGTATCTTACCTTCACGTGCTTTCATTGAATTAGTTTTCATTCTCTGACTTTCTAGTGAGCGAATATTGCTATCATCAGTGCGAACCATATTAACATGAAACATGTCATTAAACATGTCCAACTTGTGAGGGGCAGCTCCCCGACTCTACGCCAGACTCTACGCCAACTGACTTTCGACCGTGTGGGTTTTGGGTAGAGCCAGTTCATCAGTTCTGCGAAGCGTTCCTCGTCTACCCAATCCCAATCAGGGTGAAGATGTTCCATCCAGGACCGGAATGCTGCCTTCTCATCTTTATTATCCGTATACTTGAAATGAGGGTAATAAAATTCGGACTTTTTACCGCAGTTGCACCGCCACAGCATGCCGTTGAAGCCTTTTGGCTGAAAGAGTTTATACTCCCAGTCAGGACTGCAGCGAGGGGTGGTTCTTATGATCAGGCCCTCGATATTCGGGAGCTGATTCCGATATTGGAAGTAGGTTGGTCCCAAGGGCTGTGTACCAGGCATCTCCACGTGCCCATCCTGCTCCTGGTTTGTGGCAGATTGTGCAGACCCACCATCCAAACTTTCGTCCACGAGTCCATCCTCTCTGCTTCATGTTACTTGCCTTGACATCACTGTTAATACCACACTTACAAAACATCGTCGGCATCTTCCACATGCCTCGAACGTACGTGGTGATCGGAATTATGTGTCCGACTTTGTCACTATCGAAGCCGTGCTCGGAAGCATTCTGCATACCGTCAACGAAGTCGAGAGCATCTTGATCACTCTCGAATGCTAGTAGTATGTATCTAGCCACGTCCCAGGATCTCCTCTCGCATCGCAGGGTCAACTCGATCGAGGTTGACCAGGCGCACATCCTTGTGCTGACAGTCACAGAACGAAGCTGCGTCCTCTTCCTGTAGCCTGAGAAGCTCCACGTCGTACGGTGTACCAATGGTAACGTCCTGAGCTAGAACTACCTGTGCACTCTTACATCCGGCCTGAGCATGTGCAATGAGGCCGAGGAGTTCGACGTCGGCAGCACGGCGGCAATCTTTGCAGATCAAAACCCACACGACCTTAGGTTGCAGTTATCAGATTAGACCTAGCTTTTGCAATTCCTGGAGACCCTGCACGAACTCGTGCACAAGTGTGACTACAGAAGTTGCTTGCAGCGCGGCAGAGATCTTCACTTGTTCGTGCGTATTGTTCTTGAAGCCTTCCATGTCGATGATGAAGATCGGTTCCGGCGGGTGAAGTTCGTGACACGAATCGCACGCATGTGGCTCACCCATGCCCATGATTAAGGAAAAGCCTTCGATCAGGATAGTCTCCTGTCCAACAGCGAAGAGGTCACCTGGCCTCATCTCATGACTCATCAGATCTCCCCAAGGAGTTGTCGAATCGTCTTCCACTTCAGTGCTATCTGTTGGAGTCGGCCGCGGTCAACAGTGTTCGTAGCGACGAGGTCGATGATGTGTACAGCGTTTTTCTGACCAACTCGGTGACAGCGATCTTCCGCTTGACGGTTTTTCGAAGGCGACCAGTCACGGTCAGTGAATACCATTGTGCGTGCTCGTGTGAGTGTAATTCCTTCTCCACCCGCACGGATTGTTCCTGCAAAGATTCGTATGGTGCCGAGTTGGAAGTCTCGTACTATAGCATCTCGAATCGGCTTCGGAGTGTCTCCAGTGTACACCCCATGACTGATTTCCGATCGTACGAGGCGCTCAGCGAGTAGGTTGATAACCTGTTTGAATTGCGAAAAGACAACGATGCTCTCATTGGGGTTGTCCTCAATGATTTGCATTAGGGTGTCCAGCTTGGAGCTGGGCTCGACCATTCGGTATACCTTGATGGGCACCTTGTACGGTTGTCCAACTTCTATCATGTTACCTTGACGCGCTGCGACTCGTACGTCAGCTTCGTTGTAGTGCTGCGTCTTGAAGCCGTCAACCAAGTCCATGTGTGTCAGAGCAAACTGTTGCAGCCTCATCAGTCTGCTAATAGCTACTGGAGCTGCAAGTGGTTTGTCTTCGTTCTCTCCGACCCAGGCAAGCATCTTCGACTTCATGTCGTTGTATGCCTTACGCTGCTTAGGACTGAGTTGAATATGGTACTCGGTGTACTGCTTGTCAGGCAGCTCTGGAAGGACTTGGTCCTTCATCCGCCTGATGTAGAACGGTTTGATATCATTCAGGAACTGTGGAACGTTCTTTACACCCTTGACGATACGATAGCCACCCTTGGGATGTGTATCCCAGAGAATGTGCTCGTTGTAGAATCGCCAGTACGAAGTGTACTTCTTCGGCCACAACCAGTTGAGGATCGACCAGATGTCGTGCGGCTTATCCTCTGCTGGCGTACCCGTACATGCTGTCTTGTTGTCGGCACGAATGCGCTTGAGTGCCTGAGTCATCTGTGCTTTACGATTCTTTGCACGGTGTGCCTCGTCGGCAATCACGTGGAACCACTGACGCTTGTTCAGGCCAGGCATCAGTCGTAGTGAATCCCAGTGCACGATGTACACGTCGACGTTCTGCTTGAAGAGGTCATTGCGATCCTTGGGGTCAAGAACCGCAACAGTTAGTTCAGGTGCCCACTCTGCGAAGTGCTCTCGCCAAACGTCCAGGACGCTAAGAGGTGCTACGACTAGAGTTCGCTTCTTAGCTGCCGGAGTCTGTTGGCGCTTTATCTTGTCCAAGAGAACGGCCTCGACTGTTTTCCCAAGTCCCATATCGTCGCCGATTAGTACGTTTGCTACCTTGGTCATCCGTTCCACGCACTGCACTTGGAACGGGAACGCAATCTTCCCGGTTCTCGATGTTAACTGCGACTTCGTAATGCCTGATGTTGCACCACGGGAAAACAATGCGATCACCCCACTCGGGCGTGTTAGGACGAATAATGAGACCAATCGGTGCTGGTCGCCAAGAGTAATACTTGACGCCCCCGACCGTGTATGCGAGCGTCTCACCGTCCATGAAGACGATTGTTAGTTCAGCCGACATCTTCGACCTTCACTTCTGCACTACCCTTGACAACGTCGTCGATCTCGATCCCGATTTCGTTGCCATCCAGGTAGTAGAAGTACTCACCTTCATTCAAGTCTTCCTTGAGGAGAGCCAGCTTCTCGTTCAGCCTCTTGGTCATCTCGGTCGGCTCGAGATCGGAGCTCACTACGAAGGTGATCGTGATTCGCTTGTCAGCCATTGATGTCATCTCCCATGATTCGTGCGATCATGTCGTCGGCACTCTCGTACGGGTCGACATTTCTGCCCGCGTTCTTGATTTCGAGTTCCAGAACCTTTTCGGCTGAAATCGTCAAGGCGAAGTTACGTCCGAGTGCTGCGTTCACATCGCTCAGCCACATCTCTTCAGCCTTCTTCTGGTTCTCCCGCTTCTTCTGGAGTGCCTTCAGTTTTGCGATCTTCACCTGAAGTGCTACCTGTTCCGGATTCCTCGGTACTACTATCGCCTTTGGCAAGAATCAGCTCTCCAATGTCATGCCCAAAGTTCGGGCAAAGCCAACGTAGTCTAATCGGGTCTCTGTCGAAATCGTACGCTATCTTACATACCATGTATCCGTGTCGCTGCTTGCACCGGCGACACCAGGGTCCATCTTCCTTCAGCTCTGCACCTGTATACAGACTGCTGAAAGATGCACCCTGGTGACGACGTCTCCGCCGATAGACTTTCCTACCGGCGGAGAAAGCTTCGTCACTCACGGCGTGATTGGTCCCTTGTCGGTAAACCTAACCGGATACTCTTCGTCCATCGCCTCACGGTCAAGATACTCCTCAAGGCGAGCTCTGCAGCGCTCTAGATTGCGCTCCGCTCCTAGAACATCTCGAACGCGTTCGTACTCCGGGCAGTAGCATGATGTGCTATAGTCGGTGTTACACACACAGTTGAAGTTACGTGCGAGTAGGTGTTCGAACCATTCCTTGTCGATTTTGAAGAATTCTAGAACACGTTCGACGTCTTCAGCTTCCAGCGTTGGCCATTCCTTGATCTTCTTCGTCGCTAGAGTCATTAGACTGCACACCCTTCTTGAAGATCTGATCTGCCTCTGCGATCACGATCACGCGGCGTCCACATTCACACGTACGTGTCTTTAGCTTTCCTGTTCGGATGTAGTAGTAAACCATCTGCGGACGAATGCCATGAGTCTTGGCGTAATCGACCGGTGAGGCAAGTGTTTGCAAGGAGACACGATCTGCACGTTCGTCCTCCTCCATTGCCGCCAGAAGCTCGTCAGTGTTCATCCGGAAACATCTCTTCGATTGTATCCGGAAGATCGCTGAGTTCAGCTCCTCCCACTTCACGGATCTTCGTCTCGACACGGCGAATGTTCTCGCGATCCTTCTTGATGATCTCGAGTGAGTACTTCGTGTCAGGATCGTTGATCTCTGCGAGCTCCTCTTCTGAAGTGCCCCAGTCGATGTCGCTTTGCGCGAGAGAGCGAAGGGTGCTCGAAGCTTCCTCTGATGTCAAATTGATATCCATCTTACCTCCTCTCCTTTAATTATATAGCGGAATCTCGCTTGACATCAAGTCCCAGACGGCGTCTCACCTTCGGGTCAAACCAGTCATCGGTAGCGACAACGTGATCTAGCTTTTTCAGACATCTGAACCACAGCCGTGTGGGTTTTTTATCTGAAAGGAATACTCGCACCCTTCGCATTGAAAAACTCCTAGTAGCTCAACTTAGTAGACTTAGTGATAGACCAAGTCTAAACGGGGTCTACTCGATTTTTCCCCTAGCTCTCGTACTCATCTAACGGGCATGATCCTTCACTTGTTAGACTTTCAGAGACTTGTGTCTTCCGTTAGTCCGTTTGCGGCATCGATGATCTCATAGGCAACACGAATCGGTACATCATTAAACATTACTTCATGCTGGCGAACAGCTTGGGCGAGATCGGCGAATAGCACTACGAGTGCTCCAGCAGTGTTAGGCATGTTTGGAAATACCTTGTTGACTAAGCCTGCAGCCTCCTTCAGTACCTCGATTGCGCCTGCGTCCTTTGCTGCGCTGTTCATCGATTCCAGTAAGTTATCCTTGGCGTCCTGCAGAATTTTGATCTGCGGATCCATTGAGTTCACTGCCAACTTCCCTTCTTGCATCTAGCACCATGTGTACGACCTGACCTAGTTCTCCAAGCGTAAGGCCCTGGAGAGTCCGGAAGCGCGCATCGCCAACCATCTTCGGAACGATTCGTTCGACCAGCTCACGTCTTGTAATGGCCACGATGTTCCTCGTTTCCACTGTCGCTGTTGAACGGCTTTGTCGTCAACAGCGACGGTGCCTTTTTGAACTCTGACTCCTGCGAAATCGGATCCAGGCCAAGCGCTTCCATGAGCTCCGCAGCACAACCCACAGGGTCGTTGCTATCCAAAACATGCTTCGAGCCGCAGATGTTCAGGCGAGCGTGCAAGAGGGTGTCGTCGTCCAGCTTGGGAACACCCTCAGATACGATTGGAACGTTTGCGAGAAACACGTCTGCTTTCTTCACCAATTTGGTCTGACCCACCGGAGTGCCATTTCTAGAAGCTCGCATACCTTCAGAGCGGATCGTATTGAAACGGTTGACTCTCACCTAACTTCTCCACCACCTCGTGTGTCAGCGTCGAGAATCCTTTGGCCCTGCTCTAGTGCGGCCTTGTTCCTCTGGTTGAACAGCAACGGATTGATCCGAGGGTACATCCGCTCCTCGCGATCGTCAGGCTTACGGTCTCGCGCCTCGGGAACTGAACCGTCGGGATTGATCTGAACAGCCCATCCGGTGTTGAACCAGCGGCACTTGTCGTTACGACAGAGTAGCGTAGCGACCTTGTAGCCAGGCTTCTTACCAGGCAATCTATTAACTTCTTCGCCTGGCAAGTCACAGCGCGGGCATCGAGATGCATCTTCCCAACTAGCCATCCAACTCAACACCTTTGGCAAGCAAGTCGTACAGTCGATCGACACGGCTAGACAACCGAATGACTCGATCTTCAATTTCATCCATGCGTGTCAACTTCTTTGTTTGCACCATCTTAGGGCCTTCGAATAGCTCTAGTGTAGGCTCATGAAGAAGCTCCCACTGGCTAGGTGTCGAAGACCCGCCGCGTCGTAACTGTTCGACGCAGCCCATTGCTTCAAGTGCCTTGAGAATCTTCGTGTAGTAGGGAACAGACAGACTCAGCTCGTCTCGAATAACGTGCGTCATGAAGCCAGTCCACACTACGCGCTCGTTGCGATTGTCATCCTTGATGATGTCACTCTTAGAGCGCAGAAACTGATACGCTCGTACACAATGATTGAACAGCATCACTGGGGGAGAATCGGTCTCCGTCATGGTCATCACCTCCTCTATATCTAATTATATAGTAGTCATTACTGTGAAGTCAACGGGGTATAAAACTAGCCCGTACGGACTTGTACGGGCTAGTAAGTGACTTGCAACGGACTCGTTATTGTCACTCGTAGGAGAGGCTGGATTCGAACCAGCTGACAGGTTATCCAAGGCCAAATACATTCGGCGGATAACTCTATAGGAGTGCACTTCCTACCATGCTTCCGAGAACGTCTTATGAGTTCTCACCGACGCTCATCACGTACGGTACTCTCCTCCAGCAGCGTAAGTAGACCAGGCAATAGAGAAGCTCACCTATTGTCAGTTACCATGCGCTACGTGTGTTGGCCCGACTCGAAATTAAGGCTTTCGCCCGGGCAGGGGATCCTAACACAGGTCGCCGTGCCTGTTTCTCCCGCAACACATCACTCGTCAGCTCTCGGCTTCGGTGAACTCACCTTCGGCCTCGACCGGCGAAGCTTCCTTCACTGCGGGCTTCGCGACCTTCTTCGCGGCGGCGTTGGCCTTGCGCTCGGCGGCGCGCTTCACCTTGTCGGCCCACCATGCCAGGCCTTCGTCCAGCTTGAACGCCCGACGCTCGACCTGGTTGTCGTCGAGGATCATCTTCAGGTCGCCGTTCTCGGTGTTCGGGAACGGGTGATCCTTGGGAGCATTCTTGATGTAGCTGTACACGACCTGCGGAGGCACGATCACGTTCGTCTCCGCGGGCTGATTGTCATCGTTGCCGTAGCCCTTGCTCGTCAGCTCCTTGGCGAACTGCACTGGCGTGACGTAGCCATCGGGCAGCGTGCCTCGCTTCGGCTTCGTGGCGACAGTCGGCTTGGCTTCGGTGGGGGTAGCGGCCGTCTCGGGAACCTCTTCGGTCTCGTCGAAGTTCTCGACTTCGGCGTCCGTGTCTGCGTGAGTCATTTCTGCGTCTCCTCGCTTGGTAATGTTTTTTGCTTCTGAGTTAATTATAGCTTAGGACATACTAGGATATCAAGGCTAAAAACTGGGGAAATTTCTGATTTCAGCAAGATCTTTTTGATCAGTCTCGCGCATACCTGGCCACCTTGGAATGCCTAACCCAAACAGGCCTTCCCATGACCATGTTGACTCCTAGAGCGCCAAACATAGCTGCTCCACCGAACATCATGATCCCGAAGGGTGCAAGAACGATCGTGCAGCATAGTGCTGCTCCTACTAGGCAAACAACAGTAGCTACCAGACAGATAAGCAACCCCCCGATAACTTTAACGATGCGCATATTCACCTCCTCGGGACCATCGTCAGGGCGGTCTCAATTCCGCCGACCCCTCACGGGGTTTCGGTCCAGCTACTTACGGATTACTTTCCGTGCGATCACAATCGGATCGTCGACGTACTCGGCTGCAAACGGTTTCGCCAACGCATCTGCATGCACTTCGGTGATTGCCTTCAGAACGACAATGACGTCAGTCTTCCCAGAAGGTCTCTGGCTCTTCTTCCCCTGGAACTTCACTTCCCAGGTCTTGGACGTTAACTTTCGCATGTCTTCTCAGGCTCCTGTAGTCCCAACCGATTTCTCTGAGCACTTGAATTGCCTGTCTCCGCAACGATACTCCGATATCGTACGGGTGTGCAACAGTGAGTGTATACGTCCTTGGCTGTACTTTAGCGAACCGCACGACGCCACTGCTTCTTGGACACGCCGTAAGGCTTGCGGACTCTTGTCTTCACCTTGTTGATGCCCATGTTGTACGTGGATACCTGAACACGCTCTTCCTTGCGGCCTTGAGCATTCTCCACGAGCAACGACCTGTGTTCGACGATGAAGTGCTTCTTCGAACCTTCGATCTCCTGCAGCTCTAGCGACTTACCGTGTGCCATCGGACTGCTCCTCTGCGCGGTTCTTTTCGGTACGCATTGGTAGTGATTCGTACGCCCGTACGGCTGCGAAGTGAGCCTGAGCGAGAGTTGCCAACGCAGTTGCCCTTTCGTGATGGAAGATCGTGTGATCAAGATCGATAGACTCCGCTGCGATCTTCAGGCACTGATTCGCTTCGACGAGAAGCTCTTCGCCCTTGTCGTAGTGTTCGTTCCTGTTCATCACTACTTTCCAATCGCCGGATTGATGTTGTGTGCGATGTTGATAGCGATCCACTCGAACGCACCTGCGATGGCTTCGATCACCTGAGGCCACACGATGGATACGATCAGGTAAAGAATCGCAATCAGGCCCAATACTGCCCACTTCACCTTTTGTGCTCCCAGCTCTCGATCAGCTTACGCATACCTCTGTCATACTCCGGGAAGAAGCTGTAGTGTCCCCAGTTACCTTCCAGGAACTTCTGAGAGATCAGGTAAACGCGTCCATCCTCATGGGTGAAACGCTTCAGTGCTTGCGCACTGGTTACCTCTGCATCAATTTCTCTTACTAGGTCACTCATGACTAACTCTCCCTTGAGCTCATCAGCACGGTATTGAACCGTGGACGCCTCTCGGCGTTTCGCTCTGTCAGCCCTTGAAGTCCGGTTCGTCTTCTGTCTCACGTCCTTCCAGGTTCGCTTTCTCTGCGTCGGTCAGCTGAGCCTCCTGAATAATTTCGTACCTGCCGTGGTGCTCGTCTTCGGTCGAGAGATCCAACTGGTGTTGGTACGCCTCGACCACATCACCGAAAAGGTCCTGACAGTCGAGACACTTCAGAATCAACGTAACCATCTTGCTACTCCTGTCGTCCTCGAACTTTCGACGCGTAGTTCTTACACGTCATTTCGCCACACGCTCCGTCGGAGAACTTCTTGTGTCTGCACTCTTTGACGATCATCACGAGGGCGAAGTGGTAGAGATCCCAGAGTATGTTCGGATTGCCTGCATGACGGGAGTTAACGATGTCTTCAGGTGTGACGTCCAGCTGCTGGTAGTAGTGAACGACTGTCCACACGGCTTCATCGTTCAACGGTTCACCATCAGCGTCTGCGGTGATCTCCTGCACAACCCAGTTGTGCAATGCAGTGATATCCTGAGGCATTATGACCAACCCCTCAGTGCATTGAGGCGTGCCTCTTGCTCGTCGCCTTCGGTCCACTCCGTGAACTCCACATCATCGAGCGTGTGCTCCTGCTTCCGGAGCTTCTCCGTACGCACTGCCTCGTTCGCGACATTGCGGTGGTGCTTGGAGCACATCTTGTCGTGCGCCTTGATCACTGCATTCCTCGACCCGAACACCAGCAACTTACTAGCAGACTTGTTCAGGACGGTGTGATTCGCACTGTTGTCGTAGATGCAGAACCTCGCACCATGTCCGTAAAGCTTTCGATCGTCTATCGTCAAGAGCCGGATCTCGTAGCGGCAGGTGTGGTCAACCGCTTCCATCTTGTGAACTATTTCGGTTCCTCTCTAGGTCTCCTCAGCACGCCTATTAGACGTGGACCCCTCACGGGGTTTCGACCTCACTAGATTTCGTTGACTGCTGCAAACCAATGTCCGTTGGAGAGCCCAACCTGCACGTTGTAGCTCCAATCCCACGGGACGCCTGCCCAGAACGTGCTACCGTAGAACGCAAAGCTTCCGCTGATGAACATGTACGCCAACGCGCAACCGAGAACGATCAAAACCCACACGGACTTTCGTTGCATGACCTTGTTCATGCTCTCCACCCTTCTCCCATCTGTCCTTTGATCTGTGACATCGCGGTCAGCATGTCCGATGCTGTCCTGTGAAAGAACGCCATCTCCTCCTGCTCGGGTGCTGTGAGGTGTCGTCCTGCAGCCTTCTTGCTCAGTACTTCGATACCGTCAAGCACCGCATCCAGTTGCGTTTCGCAAGCAAGGTACACTGGACTGCACATGTGCTCCGAAATCTGTATTTCGCCGTCCATTGTATACATTGTTCCCACCTCCTTTCAGACGGATAGTAAGTCCCAATCTTTTGCTTTCAATTAATTATATCTGCGACCACAAGGACTAATCAAGGCTCAATTTTTGACTCTAACTTGACTTTGCCACCGTAAGAGGCCCCGCAATCGTAACAAAGGTCTCAACGTCGTTCGTACCGTCGTTCATCCACTGCTGAACTAGGTCCCATGCGTGCTTCTCGAGTTCCTTTATCATCGTCGTGATATACACCTCTGTCTGCTCCTCCGTGAACCCTGGCGGAATAGCTAGTTGCATCGGTCTCACGAAGGTCACTTGCACTTGGAGGTTGGGCGGCGTCTTCCTCGGCCAACTGCGCTTCCTTAGCTTCATGTAGTTCTACCTTTCTTACTGCATTGGTGAATTCGAGCTTAACCTGCTCACGGATCATTGGTGGAACTGTTGTGTACAGGAGCTGCACGGCTTCTCTTGAGACCCGTTCCATTTCATCCAGGAACGCAATGACATACCGTGGCACTACAAGGTATGGATCGTTGGGTAGAATGGGCCGCCCTTGTTGCTCACGACCAGCTTCCTGCAACTCACAGTAGATGGAAATGTCTATTCTTTTATCCACGGCGTGCCACCTGCGGTAAGCTATCATGCATTGCGAGCAGATACGTTCCCCGAGGTAAGTAGTTCGAATTTTCGTGCCACAGCACCTGCAGGGCTCGACGGTGGCCTTCGCCCTACCACCCGCGTGAACCTTGTGAAATGGTATCGGCAACCCCAATCGCGCCCGCAGCGTGCGGTAATCCTGAATAGAGAACTTCTCGCCCCTGGTCTTGGCACGGTTACGCCTGCGTTGGTAGTCACTCCAACAATCTGCGCAGTAGTTCGCACCGCCAGTCATCGCTTTGGCCTCAGGCGGACGCTCTGTGCCACAGATGGCACAGATGAATGACCCCGGAACTCTCAAATCGTCGTTCATATTTCTATTATATAGTAGTCACTGGGTAATCTCAACTCCATACCCTCCGGTTACGCTTTTTGATGCTCTATATAATTTTTTCGCTACCCTCCGGCTAATCTCGATACCGGCTCATGCGCACTCTGATCGTAGAATTCAATTGAAAAAACAGAGCGTCATTCGGTGGATGATCAACGCTTTTACTATGCCGGTATCGATAATAATCAATCATCGCAGCAAGCTAACCTTTTATAAGATTTACGGTCCTACTTTTTGGCTTCTGCCAGGAAATTTAGGGGAATCTACAAGAAATTTGTGCTCTGCGAGGTCGTTTTCTTATAGATTCCCATGAAGTCTCTAGTAGAGGATCATTAGGATCTTACTTTGTGTATTTATGAGGATGTTGTTACTATATATATATAAGTATATAGTAGAGATATGAAAATATCATGTGTTCCCGGGTTACTACTGCCTCATAAATACACAAATCGCTCTTTTAAAAGATAGTTCTACAGAGACGATCATGAGGCTGCTATATACTAGTAACCCGATATAGTCAGACGCTGATTATCCAAACAAAGACGTGTAGACCATCGTTGGAGAACCACGCGCCCATACCTGGAATTCCGAGAACCACTACGAACAACCAGTGGATCGCGAAGAGAAATACGGCTCCCGCTACAGCGGCGACTCCGGTTGCCACGGCAGAAACTTCAATGATGTCCTTGATCCGAGTCTTCACGGTGACCTCTCATTCTGGAAGAAATCCTGAAATGCTGTGTAGGGGTCGATCTCTTCGCTCCGTAACGAAGAGATCCGCCCATGGAACGCACGTCGTGTGGGTTTTGGGCCTAGATGTGTGCGAAGAGGGTGACCAACATCACGATCAGGAAGCAGAAGGACATCCACGGGTACGTGTACTTCGGCATTACGCACCCACCGCCACGTAGGTTACCGATATCACCAGTACCACCAACAGGCAGTAGAGTGACATCCAGGTTGCCCGAACGGTCAACATCACGAACCTTTCCGTCGACAAGTAAATAAGGAAAGGGGAGGGTCGGTCGATGACCCTCCCCAACCTTACCTACTCGCTGATCGGGTTCGCGGGAGCGTTCAGGATCACCGACTCCTTCTTACCCAACACGTTCTTGTTGTAGTACTTCGTGAACCAGGTCTGCAGTTCGGTACCGTTGACGTACGACTTACCCTCGATCACGTCGGAGACGATGTACCCCTTCTTGACGTAATTGTAGAACATCTGGGGGGCGACCTTCTTCTCGACACCCAGCTCCTCCAACCATCCGTTCACCACGGAGCTGCACTCGTAGGGGGAGTAGAAGCTGTTGTTCTCGTCGATCTTGATCATGATCTTTACCCTTCGGGTTGGTTTTTCTTTTCCTTCTAATTCTATTATACAGCGGATCTTGAAGACCTGCAATGGGATCTTGATAACTTTCACAAGATCTTTATTACATGATCTTTACCCTACCCGTATATCTTCTACCCTAAGATATAGGTACCCCTAAGTGTCCAGGGTCTAGGTATCTTAGGTACGTAAGGATCTAGTGTCGTCTTGATCCTTACGTCGGTGCAGGACATTGAGTTGTCAATGATCTACTTCGTCTTGATGTTGTTTTTTTTCTTATACCTTAATTGTAGTCGCGATCTTGTAATTACATACCCGCCATTCAGGTCATGCTTACATGATCTTTTTGTCAAGATCATTTTCGTTAGGAAACCTTTTAGTTACTGTACGAAACTATATTCTAAAAGATCTTGACGTAAACATCGTGTGACGTTAGGGTAATATCAAAATGGAGGAAGAAACATGTGTTACCTTTATATACCAATAGGTTGCTTACATCGTTGTCCTTGTGATATACTATACGTGGAGGAGGTGGCGTTGATGGCCGCAGATCCGAAGTTGGTCTACATGATTCGAGAGGATCAGTGGAAGCAGGGCAAGGGCCCGCATCCTGGTCCTCCTCCCCCAGGCTACCGTGAGATGTATGGCGAGCCAGAAGAGCCTGAGCATGGCGGTGAGCACGACGGTGAGACTTCCGCCGCGGCAGCTTTGCGCAAGCTTGAGTCGGTTGCCGGTGCGGCTGCACAGGTTGTGACGGACATCGCCCTCGATGAAAAAAATGCGCCAGCAGTGAGGCTCAATGCGGCTAAGTACGTACTTGACTTGATCAAGGGAAGCAAGGGCGCTAGCGGCGACCCGCTCTTGGACATGGTAAGGATGTTCCAGGAGACACAGGGCAAGAAGGCACGAGAGCAATAATGACGAAGGTAATGACGAAGGTAACCTAAGCCGTGTGGGTTTTGAAGCG